ATGAGACTGCCAAAACCAAGAAAACGGGGTGATAGCTATCGCATTGAGATCATGCTGGATGGTAAGCGATTATCAGCCACCCGAGACACCGCCAAAGAATGCACAATTTGGGCCAGCCAAAAAATACTTGAACACAAAGCAGGGCTAATTCAGAACGACAAAAGCCGTGTGATGTCTTTTGCCGAATTAATCAGATTGTATCATGATAAGGCAGGCAAAGACAAAGGCGCGAAAGATACTGAGGTTGTCATGCAGCGCACCTTTGTGCGTGATTTTAGTTGGCTGGCAAGTATGCCCGTCAATGAGATAACACCCAAAGAGCTGACGGATTGGCGCAATGCACGGCTGACAAAAGTATCAGCTGGCACGGTAAGGCGTGAAATATCATACCTTTCGTCTGTCATGAGTTATGCGGTCAAAGAGTTATTTATCATTACCGATAACCCGTTTACCAATCTAACTAAGCCAGCAGTTCCCAAGGCGCGAAACAGACGGATAAGCGAGAACGATGTACAAGCCATTTTAAGTGCTGGTAACTATCAGCTAGGACAAACACCCACCCAAACGCAACAATACGTTGTATGGGCGTTTATATTCGCAATACAGACGGCTATGAGACGTGGCGAGATACTGGGCGTTAAAAAAGCCGACATCAAAGACGGTTACATACATCTGCCGAAAACAAAAAATGGCGATAGTCGCAATGTGCCACTAACTCCGACAGCCAAAGAAATGCTGTCATGGATTAAGCACGATGATGAGCGGTTGTTGCCAATTACCCTAAATTCGTTTGAAAAATCTTGGAAGAGGATATATGCAAAATCAGGCATTGATGACTTGCATTTCCACGACACACGCCACGAAGCCATTAGCCGATTTGTCAAAGATTTAAAATTGCCTGTGGAGACCTTGGCAAAAGTAACGGGGCATAAAGACATTAAGACGCTTATCAATACATACTATAATCCCACGATTGATGAGCTGGTCGATTTATTTCAAAAACAAGACTAAATAGCCATAAAAAAGGGGCTATTTAGCCCCTAATTCTTTCTTGGTCTGCCCTTTTTCATCTTATCACCGCTTAGCAGGTGCAAGGCAGTAAGGCGTGAATACATCTTTTTACCGTCTGTGCCTTGTGCGATGGGGGCAAGTTTGGCGGTGATGGTGGATTTTGAAAGCCCTGTTTTCTCACTTAGCCAACTTGCCGAGACGGTGTCGGGTTCATCACTCTTGATTGCCACCACTTGACCGCCAGCAACTACATCACCGACAAATAGTCGTGGTGGGGTGTCAGATAAGATTTCTATTGAGTATCGGTTCATTTTGCTCTCTATACTAACAATTATCATGCGGAATACTTATCGTTGCCATGCGTGTTGTATTAAGTCTTTTAGGTTCATATCTCTTACAATCATGGTTGGGGATAAGCTGTCTGTACTGTACCCAGTTTGTGAAGTTACCTGAATAAAAGGTGTATTTGTTTCTATAGCTATGCCAATGAGTAATCCCCTCAAATTCATCGTTCTCCCCTGATGGGTCAATAGGTGTAGCACAGTGCTCAAAAGCACTGGCGTGTACTGGCTCACTATTAACGAGCTTGTCATAGATAGCCAATGCTTTTTCAATGCTGGTATCATTCTTACGATAAGATACTTGTGCTGCACAAGAACAAGAGATTTGAATAGCGGCATTCACTGGAATGAGCATATTATCAGCAATGTAATGAAGCTCACCGTCAGAAGTTCTTTTATGTTTGATATAAGGTGTATGCCATTCATATGCTCTTAATACTTCGGGTGTGCTCTCTTGCATTGCTTGATACATTAAATCAGCTAAGTGCTTAATCTCAGGCTGTGCGTCTTTATGACAGCGTAGATTAAAGAAGTTATCAAAGCTTGTAGCAGTAACCAATGTTTTCATCATTTGAAATGGTTCAAGTACACGGTTAACAATTTGCTTATGTAAACCAAGTTCCTGTAATGCTCTGGCACTCTCTACTGCTTTATTTCTAGCATCAAGCCAAGTTGCAATGGATAATGCTTCATCAGCTTCTTCATCTTTGGCTTGCATACCGCTTTGATTTAAACCCCAGTATAAAGGTACTGCTGGGTCATCATTGACTTGCTCAATCATCTTATCAATGGGAATGGCTCTACTACTCGCTGCATTGCGTGAGAACTGACGGTGGGTCATGAGTTCACTGTGGATAAAGCGATGGTACTCTAATTCAAAAGTAGTAATACGCTGTCCTGTATGTGCTGATACGCTGTCAGCGATGATGGTTGCTTTAATCATTTTACACCTCTTTCTTTAATCATTTGTTTTCTCCTATGGAATTTTGCACCACTCTTCAATATCTTCCAAATCTGCAAGCCAATCATAATCCTGCCCTTGGTAATATGGAGTGGTTGGTGGAAACGAACTTGTGTCAAAAACATATTGCCCAACTAGAATGTCGCCATCCTTATGTAAAAGCATACAGTCTGTTATAGAAATTTGAAAGTTCATTTAACGCTTCGCTAAACTTTTCCACTTATTCGTCCACTGGAATGTCTTCTAACCATCCATAAACTCGTTCAAGTTTTTCTTTGTTCTCAGGTGTAGCTAGAAAAGCAAATTGTTGTGTGTGCCATTTGTTTGTGTGTGGATTATATAAGCAACCTTCACGATTGATGTGGTATATATTTCTGCTCCAAGCATGTAAAATAAGTAAATCACCACCGCCTAAAACTACCTTGTGCAATCTAAATGATATTGATGGGATATATACTAAATCATTTGGTTTAATGGTCTGTGTCATTTGTATTCTCTTGTGTTAAATCTTCCTCGTATTCGTCTAGCTTGGCTTGTAGAATACGCATTGCTTGGTTGCCCACTTCAACCATTTTATTGATCATCTGGATAAGTTCTTGATTTATAAAGGGTTGTAGGTTCTTTGCGTCCATAAAAACAGGGGTGTTGATCAGCCTTGCATTGCCACGAGCTGGACGACCCAAAGCATCATTCTGCATCAATACTTCCTCCGCTTAACTTAACTAGTGCCTTGGCATGCTGAATCGCAGCATCTCGCGTCAAATGCACAAACCCTCTTTGCAGGTACCGTTTATCATCTCTGCCATTTCCCCAGATGAATGTGGTTATTGATGAATAATATTGGTGAGTTGGTGCAGTTACCCAGTATACAGTACCTACTTCTAGCGGTTCACTCTCTGGCTTAGGAAAGCTCACATCACCGATGGTAATCATTTCTTGTGCTAAGCGAAAAAGAAAGATTCTATTAAGTACATTTCCAATAGTTACTCCGTTATCTGGTGGGCTGAAAATACGCCAATCTTTCTCCTTATTGAATTTGTACTCCAACTTCTTGCCATCAGCGATGGCTTGTAATGCTTCTTGTGGTGTTAATTCATTCATTAAAATACTCCTTAAATAGATTAAAATATGTTGATTGCACGATAGCTATCATCAATGATAATGCTATAGGCATCACAACTACCATCATCTCTACCATCACCATCACCATTGCCACTACCATAGCCACTACCATAGCTAGAGCCATAGCCATTACCGCTACCGTAACCATCACCGTAGCCATTCTCTAAGCCATTACCATCACTAATTACAGTAGATTTACTCAGCTTTAACATAAGGTGCACCTTCTAATGACTGGATGGCGGTATCAGTACATGGGATAATCTCGATGGCTTCAATCCACACAGACTCGACAGCTTCTATAATCTTGGATTCATCATGCTTAACGCCATACAAAGCACAAGCAGACAGACTAATACCCTCTTTTGCCCACCATTTCCACATTCTGCGAGCGTCTTTTAGGATGACTTCATTGCCTGATTTTTGCTCTAATTCACCAAACCAAACCCCTGCTGAGTAGGTGCGGATGATGACTTTTTTGCCAATCATGGCGTTTAGTCCGTCTTGCGATTGAGTGTCTGGCATGCTTGTGTTGCCAAGCAGGGCTTGGATTTGTTTGATTTGACCTAGGGTTAGGTTGTCAATGTTCATAAAGTTTCTCCTTTGTTGGACGATTGTCATCTTTAAATTTTTTAGTTTTATAAAGATGACAGGGTTGTTATGTTTAAGGTGTCAATTTATCATTTTGGAGCAATAAGTCATCTTGTTACTCAAAAATCATAAAATTTGATTAAGAAATATCCCACTCATCAAAGAATGCTTTAATTTCTTGTGGTGTGATTTGATATTCTGCCCATTTACCACCCTTTGTAAAAGAGATGGTTTTTGTGTATTTGATGGCTTCTTTTGGCAACAATAGGCAGTCATCAAGTTCGCCATCTTCATAACAAAAACACACCACAAAATCCGCCAGCATTTCTTGCCTTTTGATACTAAAAACATATCGTTGTTGATTTTGTGAAATCTTTTTTAAGGTTGATGCTTTAACATCAACCTTTAATCCTTTTACCTCAAAGTCATAATGAGCTTGAAATTTTTCTTGGTTCATATCTTTGGCATAAGGAATAAGATTTAAAAATTCCTGTTCGGCACGGCTTGCCAATTTATCTTTATCCGATCCGTATTTTGCCTTGTTGCCAATGATTTTATGACCTGCCTTTTTGAGCTGGTAATATAATGTTTGCCATTTCATCAAATCCTCCTAGCGTGGAAACCATGCACTTTAGGGCATGGAGGAAACGCCGTGTTGTTAAATTGATATTTCACATTTTTAATGATAAAATGTGAGCTATGAAACATCGTGCCTACAAATTTCGCTTTTACCCAACTGATGAACAAGCCAAACTGCTTGCTCAAACCTTTGGCTGTGTGCGGTTTGTCTATAACACGATTTTGCGTTGGCGTACTGATGAATACTACCAAAGCAAAACTAAAATTGGCTATATTCAAGCCAATGCCAGATTGACTTGGCTTAAAAAACAACCTCAATTTGCTTTTTTGAATGATGTTTCGTGTGTTCCCACCCAGCAAGTACTTAGACATCAACAAACCGCCTTTAAAAACTTCTTTGAGGGTCGTGCTAAATACCCAACATTCAAAAAGAAAACTCACAAGCAATCGGCTGAATTTACCAAAAGTGCCTTTAAGTACACAGACGGTCAGCTTTTTATTGCCAAAAGCAAACAGCCGCTTAATGTTCGTTGGTCTAGGCATCTGCCAAGCAAGCCAAGTACCATCACAATCACTAAAGACTGTGCAGGACGATATTTTGTGTCGTGCCTGTGTGAATTTGATAATCAAATTTTGCCAAAATCTGATACCGTCGTTGGTATTGATGTTGGCATTAAACATATGTTTGTTACCGACAGTGGTCTTAAAATTGACAATCCTCGTCTGACAGCCAAATACGCTACCAAACTTGCTAAGGCTCAAAAAGCCTTGAGTCGCAAAAAACTCGGTTCGGCTAATCGCGCCAAAGCAAGAATGAAAGTAGCTCGTATTCATGCCAAAATCTTAGATTGTCGATTAGATAACTTGCACAAGTTATCTCGCAAATTAATCAACGATAACCAAGTGATTTGTGTTGAAACGCTGCGTGTAAAAAACATGATTAAAAATCCCAAGCTTGCCAAGCATATTATGGATGCAAGTTGGGGTAGGCTTATCCAACAATTAGAATACAAAGCTGATTGGGCAGGTAGAAGCTTAGTCAAAATAGACCAGTTTTTCCCAAGCTCTAAACGCTGCTGTAATTGTGGGTACACTTTGCCTTTTTTAAGCCTTGATACTCGCCATTGGGATTGCCCTGAATGCAAGACTACCCATGACCGTGATGTCAATGCCGCCAAAAACATATTAACCGCAGGGCTTGCGGGGCTTGCCTTTGGAGAGAATGTCAGTCTTGTGTAGTTAGTCTGCATAAGCCAATCTCGTTGAATTAGGAAACACCCAGTAGCGATATTGGGAATCCCCTTGCTTTAGCAAGGGGAGGAGGTCAATCCAAGTTCAAGAGCAGCGTTTTTAATGTTTTGATGCTTATCGTAACAAGCAATTTTTTCTTGAATGCTATACATATGTGCTCCTAGAACGGTATTGAATCATCAGCAACACTGGCAACAGGATTAACCGCATAGCCGTTACCTGATTGCCCCTGTGGCGGTCGTTGCATTGTCGTTAATGGGCTTGCCATCATGCCTTGTGGGTATTGGCGTGGGGCATTGTTTTGTCTGCCTGCTTCACGCTCAGCTGAGGTGCGACTGTTCTCGGATGACTTTTTGGCATAGGCAATAGAGCCTTCAATTTGCCCTTGTACTGGTGGTAAGTTTTCCAAAAATTGCTTGGCGTTTTGGGTGGATTGGTGGTGATACACGGCTGATAGATTTAGATTGTGCTTAATGCCATTTTGTCCATTGTAGTGATTTTCTGACAGGATAATGCCCACATACGCCCCCACAATCTCAGGGGCGATTAAGCCTTGCTTGTCCACCACACCCCCAGCCTCAAAGTCATAGGCTTTGTAGGTGCCTTGTGTTTGGTTTAGTCCTGAAATATTGTTAAAAGCAAGTATGGCGTTAATCTGATGATAGCCTGACAACTGCTCGCCGTTTGAATTTTCAAAATAGATTTTGATGTCGTCGGCGGTCTCGTTGTTGGCGTTGATAAAATTCACGCTTAAAAATTTTGCACCGCCTTGAGACACACCCCAGTATGCTTGTGTAATTTTAGCGGCATGAAATTCATGGGCGGATAGTCGGCTTGAACCACCTGCTTTTTTGGCAGATTGGTCGTTTCGGGTAAAAAAGTAGCTCATTGGCTTTCTCCTGTTTTGGGTAGGTTGTAATAATCGCAGATGGCATCATCTACAGCGTTTAAGTCGTTAGGGATAAGACGGTCGGCAAACATCTCAAAGGGGGCTTTAACAGTTGTTGTACCGTTATTTTGTGTGATGAAGTAGTGCTGTCCGTTTTCAATGTGTGTTTGTAGCACAATGCCCACCATGCCCTCAGGTGTGATTTTCTCATCCAGCATTTTGCCGATGGTTTTTAGCTTGGTTTTGCCATCTACTTCATCGGTGTGCGATAGGATATATACACGCTGATACGGCTTCATGTGATAGTTGATGACATTGAGTATCTCCCAAATGTTTTTGCCGTTTTGGGTGTATTTGTCAAAGCCTTTGATGTCGCTGTCTCTCATAAACTGATTGCTCATCAGATATTGAAAGTCATCAATAACAATGATGGGCTTGGTGGATTTAGCGAGCAGCTCTTGAATGTAGCGTGTATCATCTGTTACCACCTGTTTCAAACTTGCCCCACGAAAGGGCAGGTATTTGCCGACTACATTGATAAATCCGACCTGCTCGGGTGGCAGGTTTCTTAGCGAAAATGATTTGCCACTGCCGCTATGACCTAAAATAAATGCTCCGATAGCCATCACTTAATCCTCACATGCTCGCCCTGCACCAGTGTTACGCCCTTAATTTCGCCACCGCCTTTCAAAAACTTCTTAATCGCGGTGGTATCTGCTTCCACCGTTACCTTTTGAAATTCTGGCGGTAGGTGCTTAGGGTCAATGTCAAGGCGGACGCTTTCGGGTGATCTGTGTATCGCCACCGAACCTGTGGCAAATTCAAATTTCTTTTGTCCGCTTGCCTTCATCGCCATAAAAATGGCATTTTCTAGGCGGTCAAGGCTATTTGATACCGACTTTCTGCCCTGTTGTAGCTTGGCGATTTCCGCCTTGTAGGCTTTTTCTTGGGCTTTTTTGTTTAATATGACATAGCGGTAGGCGGATAATTTGTCCGCTAAATCACCATCAATTAATCCCAATATCTCCTGCACTTCGCTGTCATCGGGCGGTGGTAGCTCGCCATTATCTAGTCGTGTTTGCAAGCGTTCCAAGCGTTCAGCAATACTTTTTTGTATGTAAAATAAATTCATGCCAACACTCCAAAGGGTAGCTCATCTTGATCAAAACCAGCCAAATAATCTCGCAAAGCCCAAGCGTCATCATATTCAATCTGCGCTTGTTCTTGCTCGCTGAATTGGCTATCAATAAAATCCATGTAATCACTTTCGTTCATTTTTAAGCTCCGATTTATATTCTTGGATGAACTCACGCTGATTTTCGTACTCTCTATCACAAGCCTTTAGAAAAAGGCTCGAAAAAACAATCAGCATCATGGTTAAGGCGGTCATGCCTAGTAAGTTCTTTAACGTATTCATGCTTCTTCACCCGCCAAATAATCTTGCATTTCCCATTCATAGATAGGTAGGTAGCACTTCTTAGCCAATGCCTTGCGAACCGTCTCTTGATTGTCAAATATGGATAAATCAAACACCACTTCATCGCTAAGATTCATGAGTAGTGTTGCCTTGTTGATGACTGTAAAATCATCATATTTCGTGATTGATGCCTCAAGCACCAAGCCGTCTAACAGGATAGTTCGAACAGTTTCCATAATTCCTCCCGTTCAGTTCTTTCAATCTTCAACCACATTTCAGCGTGCACCGCTTCAATCTCTGCTGCTGTTGGCTTGTGATCGCCATCAATCACGCTATATTCGCCAAACTCAATATTAACGATATTGACTTCAGCAGGCTCTACCCTTTTCCACCCGTCTAGCCATTCGACATCTTCTGGGATGTATTCAAGGTCATAATCGAATTTGATGATGATTTCAGCGTATTTCTCGTCATCGTTTTGGTCTGGGTAGATGACCGCCCAGCCTTTCTTGTTGCTCATATCAATAAGCAGGTCTTCAATAATTATGCTCATCGGCTCGCTCCTAAAGTTAATCCGTGATTGCCCACTCGCTGAATGGGCAATAGCTGATTAGCTTTGTACAAAGATTGCGTACAATTGGTTTTCAAACTCTTTTACCAGCTCTCTAGTCCGCTTGACTAGGTCGTCTTCAACTGTTACCCAAATTACGTCATGTAGTCCGCCACGGCTTTTTTGTGCTTTGGCTGTGATGCCATGTTGTTTAAGATGGGCTTTGATTTGTCTTGCAAGGCTCATAATGCTCTCCTAAAGTTAATCCGTGATTGGCAACTGTTAAGTAATGCTTACAAGTTGCCAATGGCTGATTAACTGTTTCCGAAATGGAACAGGTTCACTCCGTTATCTGCCACGGTGGTGTGGGCTTTGTTTGTCCGATTTTAGATTTGGTTCGTCTAACTTCGTCTAAACTCCGTGATTTTCCCTGCACGGTAGGGCTTCTGGTGTGTTAAATAGTTATTCAAGCGGTCATCTCGTCTTGATGTGTATATTATGCAATATTGCATTAATAAAGTCAAGCATAATTGCATTAAAAAATGCAAAAAAAGAGAAAAAGTGCATAAACTCATGAAATTTAATGCAATTTTTCTCTAAAAAAATTAAATAAATCTGCTATAATATCCCCATAAAGCAAAAAAACCTGCCACCCCCAAGGGCAGCAGGTGAAAAAAATGATTTTTTTGCTTAGCCAAAAAATCCAAATAAAGCAATGGCGGCAAGGGCTAATTGATGGAAATCAATCGTGCAATGCACACTAAAGCCATCTTTGTTTTTTTGGATTGTCAAAGTAAACATAGCGTTATGCCTTGTTTTCTTGACGAACGTTCGCCAAATGTTAAAGTTTGGCATTTGTATAGCGGTACGCCTACCGCTTGCATCGGCTAGTTGTACACCTAGCCAACACGGTTCGGCTTGACAGGCGGGCACAGCCCTTAGCATTTCCATGCTATACAAGTCGCACCTTAAGCGGTTTGCTAGACCGCCCCTTTGGAGCTAGCAACTCCAAATCTTGAACGCTCCGAAAGGGGCGTTTGTTTTTATAAATACAATTTCTATGATGGCTGTTCACAATGAAACCAAATACAAAAAATCTTGATGTAGTCGCTGAACCAGCAACTCAACGGTCAAATCAAGGTCATGCTCAGAGCGTGCCCCAAAAAAGATTGCCACAATGGGTAATAAATCACTTTCATGAACTTTGGCGTAATGGAACTCCCAAGATAATAACGCCTTTTCCATGTACTGACAAAGCTCCTGAGAACAATGATTTGCGAGATTTTCAAAAAACAACTCATCAAGACGCATGATGTCTAGCCATTGTGTGTCAATGTGGGGGCGAAAACAAATCTCAAGATAGCCACCCCAAAACCGCTCAAGATCGCCAAAAGCACAACCTAGAGTCATAAACGCAGTGTTTTGTTTGTTTAACTCATAGATGGCCTGCCTAGTCTTTGGTAGGCCGTCAAGCTCCCTTATCTCGTCAATGCGGTAAGGCTCGCGTGTTAGATCAATGCCGCCAATATTGGTTCGCTCATTATCAAATTCAGCACGGTAAGGGAATTTTTGATAAGTTTTTTCTATTCGTGTTTTTAGCATATCAATACCTCACCCATTTTCCCACGACCTTGCCCACCAGCTCCCATTCACTTTTTGGCGTCATGCGTTGTTCGTGCCAGTCAGGATTTAAGGGTTTTAGATACATATCTTCCGATGTTTCGCCCATGATGAGCTGTTTGAATGTCGCTTCGTGGTTGTCGTTCTCACGCACCACCACCAAGTCACCATTTTTCAAGTCCCATACGCCAAAATTTGGCTCCACAAAAATAATCTCATCAGGCTTAAATTCTGGCATCATCGACACGCCACGCACACGCAGACAAAACCCATCTGCTGACAAGTTGGCAGGGCGTGGCAAATACTCGGTATTTTCATCTAGCCATTCCACCACATCGGACGTACTCCACGAGCCTGCCGCCACCCAGCTGATGATGGGGGTGGGGTCATTGGCAGACAGAAAATCACTTGGCTCTACTTCACTTTGACGGCTCTCAATCGCTTTAATCTTTTGACGCAAATCATCAATGCTTGGCTTGATGGACATTTCACTACTTAAATTCTTGTATCGTAAATCTGAAACAGACACGCCAAAAAAGTCTGCATACTGTTGCAATACACCATCTCTTGGATTTCTAGTATCTCCTTTGAGTATGCGACTTGTGGTACTTTGGGTAATGCCTGACCTATCTTGCAATCCATTAGCATTCAATCCTTTTTTAGACATTAAAAATTCAAGGTTTTTGGCAATAATTGAAGTTTCAGACATTGCAAGTCTCCAATAAAAAAACTTTCTTTTATTATAACAAAAATAATGCAAAAACGCATTATTCTAACAAAAAATATATTGCATTAAAAATTCATTGATTTTAATGCAATATAGCATTATAATATGGTCTTTAATGCAATTATGAGAATTATTATGCAAGCAATGCAAATTTTACGGAAGCTCAAAGCGGAATATGGGATAAATCCGACGCAAGTCGCAAAGCGGACTGGTATCACGCAATCCACAGTTCAGCGAATCTATACGGGTCAGACTAAGGACTGCCGCTCAAGCAACTATCACAAGATTAAAGATTTGTACGAACAAACAAAAACCCCTAGCGGTAACTAGGGGGCGATGTCCATTTTCGGATTAACTTATAAGGAACAAGCTAAATGAACGAATCCATTATACAGCAAAATCACGGCAATATCAAGCCGACACATCGTGTTGATTTACCCTGCAAACACGAGAAAGCCAAGCGCAATCAAGAGCTAAACGCAGAGATTGAAGCGTATATAGCGAGTGGTGGCAAGATTACCGTACTTGATAGCTCAGAACCAAAACCACGCCCACCGCATGGCGTGAAAGATCATAAAACAATGGGATTGCCAAAGCCCAAGGCAAAGCCATCGGTTCAAAAATACGGACTATCTAGTAAGCAGTTCATGCGTCATAAGCAGTGGATTGATTGCCTTAAGAGGGGTCATCTGATGAGCATTGGCGATGTTCGAGAAAGGTTTGATTTCACACAGCCAATCAGAACAGCTAAAGTCATTAACAAACGAGCAGGGCGAACAGTCATCAAGCAAGTAAACGCTGTTCACATGGGCAGAATAACAACGCTTTTTAAATACAACGGAGATAGCAAATGAGTTTCAAAGCAATGGCATGGGCGACCGAACAAGAATCCACTAAAACATCATCACAAACGCTTTTGCTTGTCGTTTTGGCTAACTTTGCCAATGAAAATCATGAAAGCTACCCAAGTGTTGAAACGCTATCAAGATTGGCAAGAATGGATAAGCGAACAGTCAGAAAAGGGCTACTAGAATTGCAAGAAATGGGGCTGATTTTTGACACGCAAAAACGCCATCAAAAACAAATTGTCGTGTATCAATTGCTTGTTGATGGGGGTAACAAAAATGATACCCCTAACAAAAATGTAGGGGGTACAAAATTGCAATCAAGGGGTGACAATTTTGTATCTAAAGGGGGTACAAAATTGCACGAAAGGGGGTACAAAAATGATACCCAAACCTATTATGAACCTATTAATAAACCTATTAATGAACCTGTGAGTATAGACACACATGAACACACGCACGAAAATCTTGAAAATTCGCAAACAGCAAAACCGAACAAATCGCCTGGTAAATCTCCATCAGCCAAAAAACCAAAAATTACTTTTGAACCGCCAAGCGATTTGAGAATCACAGATAACCAATTTAGAAAATGCTTGGAAAACGGATTGGATGTTAATGATCAGCTTGAGAGATTCAAAATTTGGGCATTATCCAAAGGTCAAGGGTATGCGAATTGGTCTATGGCGTTTAGCAACTGGATCAATAGATCAATAGAGTTCAAGGCACGAAATCCACAGCCACAAACACCACAAACTTACGACCAGTACGGAAATTTAGTAGGAGCAAGCAATGCACATCAGCCAAATCATCAACCACATCCAAACAGCACCACAGCGTACGTCAATCGATTACAGCAAGAGACCCTTGAGCTCAAGCGAGAGTTATACCCCGAACGCTATAGATAATTTGACCGAACAGCAACGCCAAATCATCTTAGCGACAATGTTCGAGCCAGTACAGCCACCGCCTGAATTTATGGTTGATATCGTTGGCAAGCTATTCGTGAAATTCAAAGAAAATTACAGTTTTCTCATGGTAACAGGCGGTGAATACGATTGGGGGCGCAACAAAATCTTGGAATGGGCAGATTACTTCACATCGAAAAACGCCACGATTGATGAACTAAGACAAGCCTATCGACTTAGCAAAAATGTTTTTAAGAAATTCCCGCCAAACGAAGTGCAGTTTTTAGATTTGGTATTGCAGAACAGACACACCGACAGCCATCAAGCGTTGAGAATTGCGATTGATACAGCCAGCAAAATCCAAGCAGGCAATCAAGCCGAATGGGATAACGTGGCAATCTATGAATCAGCGATGAGAATTGGATTTTACACCCTAACCCACGAAGCTGATTACATCCTTAACGAGCGTTGGGGGAAGACTTACAAGGCGGTATGTGATGAACTTGATAGCGGTGCAACATTTACAATCCCAAGCGTACCACTAATCGAACAGCAACACACACCAGTCAGCAAAGAGCGAGCGCAAGAATACCTAGCGGGATTGATGGAGAAGATCGGAAAAAAGGTGGCGGCATGAAACACCGTGAAGACAGCGAACAGATGGCAATCATCAAGTGGGCGAAGTGGCAAAAACATGGCGATGGCAAATTATCAGACTATCTGCACCACAGCCCCAACGGTGGCAAACGCCACATTGCCACCGCCAAGCGATTTAAGGCGATGGGAACGCTGGCAGGATTTCCCGACCTGTTCTTATTCATCCCAAAGGGCGGTTATCACGGATTATTTGTTGAGCTAAAAGTCAAAGGCGGCCGCACCAACGACAACCAAAAAACCATGATTGAAAGACTGATTAAACAAGGTTACATGGCGGTTGTGTGTTTCGGTGCGGATGATGCCATACAAGCGATTAAGAATTACATTGGCATGGGTGCATGAAGTGCATGTACCAGCCAAGCTTAAAGAGTGGTTTTTGTGAACCGACTAAAACAAATCCGAGCCTTGCCCTGTGTGCGATGCCATGCCCCACCACCATCACAAGCCTGTCATGCTAATTGGGGGCAGTTTGGCAAAGGTATGGGGATTAAGGCAGATGATAGCTACACAATTCCACTTTGTCATACCTGCCATGTGTGGCTTGACCAATATCAAGCGATGAGTAGGGAAGAGGCGAGGGCGTGGTTTATGGGTAAATTGGCGTTTGTGAATGGGGCGTTAGGGCAAAATGATGAAACAGTATTTTAAGGAGGTGTTATGTTAATTCATCAAATCAAAGTATTACAAAGCAATATTGGCAATGAAACTGTACAGACAGTGAACGCAAGAGAGCTACACAAGGCATTGAATAATAAACGCCGATTTGCCGACTGGATTAAAGACCGTATCAATGATTATGGTTTTGTGCAAAATGTGGATTATGTTTTGATTTCACAAAATTGTGAAACCAAAGGGCGTGGTGGCGATAGACGAAGTATTGACTACCACATCACCCTAGATATGGCAAAAGAGCTATCCATGGTGGAAAAGACCGAAAAAGGCAGGCAGGCACGCCGTTATTTTATTGATTGTGAAAAGCGTGCTTATTTGACGGATTTGTCATTGATGATGCAGATTGCTGATGTGTCGGCACAGGTGGCGAGATTGACCGATGATTTATCGGTGGCAGGTCGTGTGCTATGTCAAGGCGGTAAAGTGATTAAGCCTAGGCTGGTAAAGCAGCTAAAAGCGTTGGAAAGCCAATTACAGCCACAGTTGCCATTTGCCAATGAAACTTAGGTTTAGAATTATTGATGATGGCATCTTGTCAAACTGCGTGGCAAGCATTCTAACAAGAAAACAGGCAGGCGAGATTGTCAATGTCATCATTACCGATAAGGACGAGACGCGCTCACAGGCACAAAACCGCTTATATTGGCAATGGGTGCATATCTTGGCAAGCAACAAAGGCTGGGCGGATGATGAGATGCACTTGTATCTAAAACGCAAATTTTTAGCGTTGATTTTAGCCAAAGATGATGGCGAGATGTTGGAAACGATAGAGAGCTTAAAAGTCGCTAAAAATCAGCTGTCAACAGCACAATATGAACGCATTGCCCGAAGTGTGGCGAACGGTATCAGAAGTAGCATGATAAATACCAAACAATTTAGTGAATATCTAAACAACATTGAGCAATGGGCGTACTTACAAGGCGTATCATTGCCAGTATCGGAGGACTTAAAATGGGTGAGATGAGTGACTAATCAAAATGCAAAAAACTGGCGTGTATGTTGATTTGGTGGAAGTTGATAGGAATTTCCGAAATCTTTTTGGATTGGAGTGAGTAGAATGAGATCGATACTAAGAATCTTACCAATATTTGTGAATATATTTCTTTTGTGGTTAATTTATAACGACCTATCAGGGCTGCTTGATTTGCCAAAAGTTAGTTACCCATTGGCTGTGATGTTATACATGACAATCTTTGCCTTTATCGTTCTTTTTCTGCTAAGCACATCAACACTCAAGAAAATTTCAGAATTTAGCGATGAAGAGCTGAATTTGACGGAGATGGTGCGATTTACTTCATTGCTTTTTTGCGTCGTGGTTTACTTTATTGCTAGGGCGTTTGTGTAGGAGATTGAAAGATGAACAGTGAAGAATACTATAACTGGCTACAGAAGTTTGAAAAACGCAGTACAAGCGATGATACTTTTACACCGCCTCTTGTCTATGATGTGGTGCTGGATTATGTGGATAAGCATATTTTGAGTTTGAACGGCAAGACGGTAGAACGCCCTTTTTATCCTGATGGCGATTATCAAGCACACGCCCAAAATTATGATGAAAACACGGTGGTGATTGACAATCCGCCTTTTTCTATTTTGTCAAAAATCATTGATTTTTATTTGGCAAATAATATCAAATTCTTTTTGTTCGCCCCTTCTTTGACGGTGTTTAACCCAATGCGAAACCGTGATTGTACCGCTATTATTGCCCCTGCTATCATTACTTATGATAATGGGGCGGTGGTAGCTACTTGTTTTGTGACTAATCTGTGTGGCGATGTGCGAGCGATGACCGCCCCAACACTATACAATGCCCTAAGTTCATTGGAGAAAGAAAAGCCAACATTGCCAAAATACCAATATTCGCCCAATGTGCTGATGGTAAATAATTTATTTAAATTATGTAAGGCAGGGGTTGAATTTAGCGTGTCGGCTATTGACCTCCTCCCCTTGCTAAAGCAAGGGGATTCCCAATATCGCTACTGGGTGTTTCCTAATTCAACGAGATTGGCTTATGCAGACTAACTACACAAGACTGACATTCTCTCCAAAGGCAAGCCCCGCAAGCCCTGCGGTTAATATGTTTTTGGCGGCATTGACATCACGGTCATGGGTAGTCTTGCATTCAGGGCAATCCCAATGGCGAGTATCAAGGCTTAAAAAAGGCAAAGTGTACCCACAATTACAGCAGCGTTTAGAGCTTGGGAAAAACTGGTCTATTTTGACTAAGCTTCTACCTGCCCAATCAGCTTTGTATTCTAATTGTTGGATAAGCCTACCCCAACTTGCATCCATAATATGCTTGGCAAGCTTGGGATTTTTAATCATGTTTTTTACACGCAGCGTTTCAACACAAATCACTTGGTTATCGTTGATTAATTTGCGAGATAACTTGTGCAAGTTATCTAATCGACAATCTAAGATTTTGGCATGAATACGAGCTACTTTCATTCTTGCTTTGGCGCGATTAGCCGAACCGAGTTTTTTGCGACTCAAGGCTTTTTGAGCCTTAGCAAGTTTGGTAGCGTATTTGGCTGTCAGACGAGGATTGTCAATTTTAAGACCACTGTCGGTAACAAACATATGTTTAATGCCAACATCAATACCAACGACGGTATCAGATTTTGGCAAAATTTGATTATCAAATTCACACAGGCACGACACAAAATATCGTCCTGCACAGTCTTTAGTGATTGTGATGGTACTTGGCTTGCTTGGCAGATGCCTAGACCAACGAACATTAAGCGGCTGTTTGCTTTTGGCAATAAAAAGCTGACCGTCTGTGTACTTAAAGGCACTTTTGGTAAATTCAGCCGATTGCTTGTGAGTTTTCTTTTTGAATGTTGGGTATTTAGCACGACCCTCAAAGAAGTTTTTAAAGGCGGTTTGTTGATGTCTAAGTACTTGCTGGGTGGGAACACACGAAACATCATTCAAAAAAGCAAATTGAGGTTGTTTTTTAAGCCAAGTCAATCTGGCATTGGCTTGAATATAGCCAATTTTAGTTTTGCTTTGGTAGTATTCATCAGTACGCCAACGCAAAATCGTGTTATAGACAAACCGCACACAGCCAAAGGTTTGAGCAAGCAGTTTGGCTTGTTCATCAGTTGGGTAAAAGCGAAATTTGTAGGCACGATGTTTCATAGCTCACATTTTATCATTAAAAATGTGAAATATCAATTTAACAACACGGCGTTTCCTCCATGCCCTAAAGTGCATGGTTTCCACGCTAGGAGGATTTGACGATGTTTCATAGCTCACATTTTATCATGAAGAAGCTGATGAAAATCAAAAACAATTTAATAAATTGGGAATTGTCCGATAGAGAATGGGCGATTTTGGAGAGTTTGGGGGTAAACAATGATTGAACAATACGGTTTGGGGATTTTTGTGGTGTTGGTGTTTGTGTTATTGTCGTTGTTTTTGAGCTTTTGCATTTGTTCGGTGTTGCTTTTTGACATGATAAAAGAACGTCGCAAATTTAAAAAAGAATTTGAGCAGGCAAAAAAGAGATGGAGAGACTTGTGATGAACGACTACCCAAACCTTGACCTTGCTCGTGCGGTGATGAGCCCAAAAAGCCCAAGCGAGTTTAGCAATAACTTTGGTAAGTCGCCAAGTGCGATTGATATGGCGGACGGTGCGGGTTGCTTGGCGTATGTGTCTAAGCACGCCCCAACAGACAACCCCGAGCTTATGCGGTCGGCGGTGGCGTGCTATGTTGATGACAGCAAGCGTGATGAATTTTATCATGAAGTTGTCAAACTTGCCGAGCAGGGCTATCAGTCTAAAAGCCAAAGACGCAAGCACGCCAAAAACCTTGCCCGTGCGGTTGTGATTAACACGGTGCAATGTGCTTTGACAGACACACAAAAGGCTAAAATGCTAGGGATTTCAAAATCCACGTTTTGCCAATCGCACACGCTTGTGTATGACAACGTGGCAGGGGCGGTGGCAGGCGAGCTAAGTTTGGCAGATGATGAGGCGGGCGAATACTGGCGAAAAACATTTAAAGAAAATAGGGCTTGACAGGGGGTGGGGAAGTGGGGTATGATATACCTACATCAGCAAAATCTGATGTCAGAATTGGCGTTCTGAATTTCGTTAGGTTGCAATGCAACCGCCCCAAAAGCGGTTTTTTTATTGCACTAATTACCCCAAATAAAGGGGTATAATAAAATTATAACCCTTTCCTAAAAGGGTGTACGCAAAATGTACACCCCCATTATGGTAGGGGTTATGGGAGTATCGCAAGATACGCTGTTACCTAACGAACAGTACGCCAATCCTGTAACCCCTACCACCCTAAACTTGGCGTTTTTCTGTGGTAGGATTTTTAAACTCTTATCGTTAGGAAAATGACTATGTCAAACATTCAAATTTTCAATTTTGACAAATCTTATCAAGTCCGCACCGCTCTAAAAGGTGATGAGCCCTATTTTTGCCTTGCTGATGTGTCAGCTATTTTGGCTTTGCAAAATCGCCCCGTAAGCACTTTCAATCTTGACCCAAAAGGGGTAGCAAAACTTTCCACCCCTACCAAAGGCGGAGTTCAACAAATCACATTCATCAACGAACCCAATCTATACCGAGTGATTTTCCGCTCCAACAAAGCTGAAGCGGTTAAATTCCAAAACTGGGTATTTGATGAAGTTTTACCAACCATCCGCAAAACAGGCACCTACACCGTCCCGACCGTCCAATCCAACACGCTATCCGACAAAGACTGGACAAACCTAAAACGCCTTGTATGGCTGTGTGAAAACAACTTTAAAATGCAAAAATCCGCAGGGCATGCCATTTGGGCAAGGTTAAGAGCGGTAACGGGGGTCAAAAGCCCAGCCAAATTTAGTCGTGAACATTTACCCATTATTGCCACCGAGCTTGAACGCATTTTTAGAATGAGTGAGCAGTATGCACGCACGATACAAGCCACCGAACGGCTGATTATCCGTAATGTATTAAAATACGGCGACGATGAGCCGATGGAATTTTTCTTATCTGAACTGGTGGAACAAGCCACCGACTACAACCAAGCCAAAGCCGAGCGGTTGCCTGCGTTTTTTGGCAAAGAATTGTTAGAATTGGTTGCCTAACCATCACTTAAAAAACACCCTGCACGGTTTGACTGTGTGGGGTGTTGGTGCTTAATTCAAAACAGGGCTTGACAGGGGGGGGTGGGGAATGGGGCAACAAAAAACGGTCAAAAGACCGTTTAAAATCACAGAAACCCTTGCCGAAAATCCACTCTTCCCAAAATTTCTACTTCCAAACTATTCATCGTGAAATGATGGTAAGCAGGATTATCTTTTTCAAAAAGTAGTCTACCATCATCAGCAGGATAAATGCGATAGACAGAGCGAATGCCCTGTATTTCTACCAGATATAAATCCCCATAAAATAGAGGTGATAATGTATTGATAAGCAATAAATCACCATCTTTGAGTGTGGGTAGCATTGAGTCGCCATAATGAGTATGAACAATGCTATTTTTGGGATTGCGTTGATAAGAGTAAGGTAGAATTATTTTTTTACCATTATCTCCCACATATTCTATCAAATCATTATCTTTACTATCCCAATAGGACATTGTGCGTGAACTATTGAAAAACTCTTGTTCGTCCAAGCCTAGAACTTGCAAAATTTTAATGAGTGTAGCTTGGCGTGGTTTTGATGTGCCAAGTTCATAATCAGAAATCTGTTTTTGAGATATGCCAACCAAGCGAGCAAGCTCGCTTTGACTTAGTTGTTTGGTTGAGCGATGAAATTTGAGTGATTGGGCAAAATTTTTAGACACAAAAACCCCTTGACATAAGTTTTACTAAGTTTTAAAATACTAAAACTTAGTAAAACTTACTAAGTTAAGGGCATAAAAATAGGAGTTAACTATGTACACCTGTTCTTTTGATGATGAATTAACAGCGATTGTAAAACGCCAAGCCAAAATTGAACATCGTTCAATCCGTGGACAATTCGTTCATTATCTAAAACTTGCCCTAATGCAAGAAAACTTACTGAACGAAACAGCAGACACCGTCCGCCAAGATGAAATGCCTGCTGATAACACCCAAAAGGAGATGTTAGATGACCACTTTAACACAAGCCACACAGATTGTCAATTTCACCTTTGAACAATCCCCAATCCGTATTATTGACCAAAATGGCGAATTTTGGTTCGTTGCCAATGATGTTTGCGGTATTTTGGAAGTTCAAAATACTACCCAGGCATTGCAATCACTAGATGATGATGAAAAATCTAAATTAGATACAACATCTAGCCCTATGTTGAACATAGGGCTAGATCACAGAGCAAGAGAAATCAACATCATCAACGAAAGCGGACTTTATGCCCTTATCCTGCGTTCTCGTAAGGCAATGCAAAAAGGTACGGTTCAACACAAATTCCGTAAATGGGTAACATCAGAAGTCTTGCCAAGCATTCGCAAAACAGGGCAATACCGCCACACCATCTCAACCGAGCAACAAGCCCAAATCCAAAAGGCGGTACGCCAAAAATGCCAATCCAACAGCACCCATTATCAAACGGTGTACACCGCCTTAAAAGATAAGTTTGGCGTACCGAGCTACAAGGATATTTTGGCAGCGGATTTTGAGAGTGCTTTGGCGTTTATTATGGGTTTTGAGTTCGCCCCTGCATTGAATATCCCATTCATTCAAAACATTCTATCTGATAACGCCCATCAAAACCGCAAGGCACAAGATGAGCTATCACAGATGATGGTGTATTTTGGCGGTGCGTTAGACCACCTACAAGAATTAAAGCACCGCCTAGAAATATCCGAGCGGTGTATTCGCGCTTTGCAAAATCGGTTTATTGCCTAAAATCCTACAAAAGACACTTGACAAACCGAACAAAAAACCCTATAATTTGGCAAAATGCGGTTAAGTGTGAAAACTTAGCCGTTTTTTGTTTTTAGCCCTGCCTTTGGTGGGGCTTTTTTGTTGGGCAAGGCGGTAAGTCCTTATGACTAGTATTGCAATATCAGCAAGCCGTTACGCCCAACGCTTTTTATTTTAGCCACAGCAAGCATTTTTGGCATTGTGAGATATTGTCAGTCAGCAGGACTTTAAGCTCACCGCCCAGCCAGTCAGGCAGGGGGCGTTCATCGTTAATCCATTGGCGAACCCTACGGCTATCAATGTTTAAGGCTCTAGCAAGGTCTGATTGCCATTGTGTGCCGTAAAGGGTTTGTCCTATTTCGGTTAATTGTTCTTTGGTCATAAAATATCCTAAAAGACCCAGCTTAAGTGCTAGGTCTTGTTTTTTATTTAAAAATGATTGCTAAGATTGCAATGATTGCGGTCGCTATTGCCAGTCTGTAGTGAAGTCTAAAATCTTTCTCTAATTTTTTGGCTTCATATTGTAGCTTTACGGTTTCAGCTCTTAGTTTTTCAGCTTCTAGCTGTCTGCGTTCAAGTTCAGCCATTTTAAGCTCTCGGTTGAGTGTGGCGTTATTCATAATCATCTCCTAGTGATAAGCTGGCACGATTGCCTTGCTTGTTGATGTGTATTGTACCTAATATTAGGAACAATGTCAAGTACTTTTTTAAAAAAATATTGCCCAAAAGGAGGGCTTATGACAGCAAATAAGCCCAAAATGGGCAGACCAACGATTTACAGCGAAGAGATTATTACAGAGTTTTTGTATCGGATTGCAAAAGGTCGCTCGGTGGCGAGCGTGTGCCAAGATGATGACATGCCACACCGTGCGACCATCTATGAATGGCTTGCTCAATATTCTGACTTTTCCGACAGATACGCGCGTGCGAGTGAGCAGAGAGCCGACCATTATTTTGATGAGATGTTGGATATTGCAGATAAGGCATTACCTGAAGAAGTGCAAAAAGCCAAATTGCAGATTGACACACGCAAATGGGTATTAGCAAGAATGAACCCTAAGAAATACAGCGACAAGCACAAAGACGATGGCGATAATGCGGTCAGTCTGATGGCAGAGTTGATGAAGGAGTTATCCAACAAGGGGGAGTGATGCTACACAATCTAAAAGACCCCTTGTATCGCCTAAACAACCTGTATTACATCACCGATAAGACGGGTAAAAAGGTCAAGTTTAATATGACTGCTGAACAGCTAGAATATTGGCAAAATGAACATAATCGCAATATCATCTTAAAAGCTCGTCAGCTGGGATTTACGACGCAAGTATGTATCATTCAGCTGGACAAAGCATTATTTGAAAGTGATAAATGTGCGTTGATTGCACACACGCTACACGATGCCAAGCGGTTGTTTCGTGAAAAGGTTAAGTTTGCCTATGATAACTTGCCAAAAGCCATTCGCCTTGCTAACCCCATTAAGATTGAGACCAAAGATGAGCTGGTTTTTGACAATGGCGGCTCAATCACGGTATCAACCTCCTTTCGTGGCGGTACATTACAGCGATTGCATGTATCAGAATTTGGTAAAATTTGTGCCAAATATCCTGACAAGGCTCGTGAGATTGTCACGGGGGCTTTTGAGGCTGTGCCGATTGATGGTATTGCTACGCTTGAGTCCACAGCAGAAGGTAGGCAGGGTTATTTTTTTGAGTATTGCCAGCAAGCCGAAAAAGACCATTTATCAAACAAAGCATTGACCGCCCAAGATTGGCGGTTTTTCTTTTTTTCATGGTGGCAAAATCCTGAATATCAGATGCCTGCTACGGACTTGCCAGAACGCCTTGTCAGCTATTTTAGCGAGCTTAAAGCTAAGCATGGCATTAGCACCACACCCGAACAGCAGGCGTGGTATTACGCCAAAGAAAAAACGCTTGGCGATGACATGAAACGGGAATACCCGTCAATCCCAAGCGAGGCGTTCGCCCAATCCATTGAAGGGGCGTATTATGCCAAACAATTTACATGGCTATACGCCAACGGTCGCATTATTGACAATTTGCCTGATAACAGCCATTTGCCAGTATCTACTTATTGGGATTTGGGGGTATCGGATAGTACAGCGATTTGGTTTGTACGAAAGGTAGGCGATGAATACCACATCATAGATTATTATGAGAACAGCGGTGAGGGCTTGAATCATTATTTTAAAGTCTTAAAAGATAAAGGCTACAACTATGACAAGCACATCGCCCCGCATGATATTGATAATCGTAGCCTAGGGGCGAATAATGCCAAGTCATTGCGTGAGCTTGCCCGTGATGGCTACATGATTGATGGCGATAATTACAGCGTGCGTTTTGAAGTCTTGCCACGCACGCACAATGTCAATAGTGATATTGAGCAGGTGCGGCAACTGCTAAAACAATGCTGTTTTGATGCGGTGAAGTGCCAAGAAGGCATCAAGGCGTTAGAGAGTTACCGCAAGGCGTGGGACGACAAGAACGGTGTATGGCGTGATAAACCCTTGCACGACTGGACATCACATGCATCTGATGCGTTTCGTTATTTTGCCGTGTATCAAAACAGGGTGCAATATGCCTACGAAACCACTTTATCATTAACTTACTAGGATTGATTATGCCGATTAACAGTAAGCATCCCGATTATGCAGCGATGCAAAGCCGCTGGGTGCGTATGTTTGATGTTTGCGATGGCGAAGATACCATTAAGAAAAAAGAGACGGCTTATTTGCCTAAGCCAAACCCTTATGATAACAGCAAAGAAAGCCGCTTACGCTATCAAGAATACTTAGGCAGAGCGGTATTTATTGAAGCTACTAAAGATACGCTAGATAAGTACGCAGGACAGGCATTTAGTGACGACCCCGTTTTAAATGTTGATGGTAAATTAGACTATCTCAAACAGAACGCAACAGGAACGGGCAACACGATTTATCAAGTCGCCCAAAAATGCTTTATTGACCTGCTGCGATATGGTCGGGCAGGCATATTGGTGGATTATCCACAAATTGATGTGCCTGAAGTCAGCATCAGCACGACAGAAGAGCTGTTTTTACGACCTAGGGTGGTGTATTACGATGCGTTCAATATCATCAACTGGCGTGTAAAAGACAATAAACTCATGATGGTTGTACTGGCTGAAGAAGCAGAGAGCCAAGGCGACGATGAATTTACCATCAAAACCGTTAAACAATACCGTTATCTAGGGCTTGATGATAACGGTTTTTTTGTGGAAATCTGGCAAGAGGGTCAGGGCGGTATTCATCAAGTTGGCGATAGACACTATCCAAAATTGCACGGTAACAAGCCATTAGATAGCATCCCGTTTGTCATCATTGGGGCGGATAGTAACGACTTTGAACAGCAATCCATCCCACTTGAAAGCCTTGCTAAGGTAAATCTTGCCCACTATCGCAATAGTGCTGACTACGAAGATAGCGTCTTTCGCTGCGGTCAAATCCAGGGGGTAATTAGCGGGGTAAGTGTTGAGCGGATGCAACATCTTGAGAAAAAAGGCATTAAATTGGGCTCGGCAGCAACATTGATGCTTGAGCCCAATAGTACCTTTGAATACGCCCAAGCTAACCCGAACTCTATGGTATATGAAGCCATGCAGGACAAGTATGCGTTAATGAAGCAGCTTGGGGCGAAACTGGTTGAAACGACAACCAATAAAACCGCAACACAGTCATCACAAGAACACAGCACGCAAAATAGCATTGCCAGTAAATGCATTGCTAACTTAAATGAAGCCTTTAATCTGGCTTTGGTCTATGTCTATCAATATGCCAACATAGCTTATAGTGAAGCGGTATCATTTAAGGCGAAGCAAGAGTTTGTATCGGTGGCGGCTGACCCCGCCATTATGACGGCATTGATGGGCTTTGTTCAAAGCGGCATTGCCCCTAAATCAGTCATTTTCAATTATTTACGCAAGCACAACTTGCTAGATAGTGAGCTAAGCGATGATGATATTATTGGCATGATTGATGCAGATGGGTTGATTGAGTGATGTTATATATTGCTTGTGGTGTGTTTTGGTCGGTGCTTGTGATTTGTACAACAGTGCTACAAATCCATGACAAGCCGACTTGGTTTTTGTGGTTGTTGGTCATTATTTGGGCGTTTTTTGGCTTTCCTAAATACAATGGTTAAAAAAGATGAAAAAACTCATCAATCTTGAACGCCTAAAATCTGGTTTGGTTAATGATTTTGGCAATACTTTAAAGGCGGTGGATAGCTACCTACAAAAAGCCGTCTTTAATCGTGAAGTCAAAGAGCTAAATCATCGTGAGATTAAGCAGGTCCTAACCAATGCCGATAAAGAGCTACAAGGGCTGTTTACGGCATACATGGACGGCTTAAAGGCAAATTGGCGGGGGCTGTTTAGTCATCGCTACAAGATGCAGAATGACGAAGCCTACAAGGTATTTAAAAAGCGTCTAAATACGCCAAAATCATTGATAGCGTATGCAGATAAAGCCTTTGATAAGCCGCTAAATCTGACCACCAATGTGGGTGTAAGTTTGGATGAATTAATCAAGTCATTTCCCGAAACAGAAAGCCAAAGGGTTATCCGTGCCATTCGCCTTGCCCATGCTGAGCGTTTGGATAACGCAAAACTTATCCAAATGATTAGGGGTAGCCGCGCCAATCGTTACCAAGATGGCATCTTAAAGGGCGTAACCACAAGAAATGCTGCCACAATCGCACGCACAGGCACCGCTATCATGGAGAGCGAAGCAAAACAAGCCTTTATCAGTGCAAATGCTGGCATCATCAAAGGCATTAAGGTGCTTGCCACCCTAGACAGCCGTACCAGCCCCACTTGTCGGCATTTAGATGGTCAGTTTATGCCACTAGATAAGGCAATATACCCACCTTATCACTTCAACTGTCGTTCATCTTTTGAGATTGTTCATGATGGCTATACCAAGCCAAACAACAGAGCGAGTGAATTTGGCGTAACCGAGAATGTCAGTTATTACGAATGGCTAAAAAGGCAAGATAAAGCCTATATCCAAAGTGTGCTTGGCAAAAGAAACGCCGAAATATTCCTATCCGATGGCATGAGTGCTGATAAATTTAAGCGGTTAGGCTTTGATAGAGCGTTTATGCCAATGGGGCTTGATGAGCTTGTTGGGGATGAAATTACTGTCAAAGATATGCTACAATCCACAAAAAACATAGGAAATCGAATTGTGCGTACTGATTGGGGAGATTTCCCAAATGCGATGATAGCTCATACCAAAGATACCATTACTACACATGGTCAATACCTAAAAGCCAAGTCAGGCGATATTGATGCAGCATTGGCGTTGGTGGACGAGTTTTTATCCGATGATTTTGTCGAAAGCGTTCAAAAAGTGATTGCTGATTATCCAGATGTTCATATTTTACCTGTCCATGCTGAAGAGATGCTAGGGCGTAATAAAATACCGATGGCGTATGCATTGGCGTTGTCCGAGATGCTTGGTGTAAAAATGGATTTAAATATTGTTCAAGCTGAACGAGCTTATCGTACAGATTCTGATGGTGTGGGTAGGTTGTTAAAGCGTGTCAGTTTTGATGGCATAGTGGTGGAAAATCGCCACTATGTAATTGTTGATGATGTGATTACGCAAGGTGGAACTTTGGCTGACTTGCGAGCTTATATTGAGAATAATGGCGGTAAAGTTATCTTGGCAAGTACCTTGAATGGCAAGCCAAACTCTGCTAGAATACCTATTACAAAAGCCACGCTTGGACAATTACGCAAACAGGCAGGTAAAGAACTTGAGCAATGGTGGCAGGAGCAGTTTGGTTATGACTTCCCAAAACTTACCGAATCAGAAGCAAGATACCTTGCAAAACAAATTCATAGACACGGCATTGACGCCGTCCGAGATACGCTCTTTAAGGCAAGACCTTAAAGAGGCTTATGAGTATGGCAAGGGTTATTTTGCCCACCGTGCTAAAAAAATACAAACTGCAGCCAAAACAAAATAAACATTAAATATATCATTAAACCCAAAACCCTTTCAACCCGAAAGGGTTTTTTATTGCTCAAAATTTACGGAGTAAACATATGGCATTAGCATTTAGTATCAATGAAGAGACCTTTGGCAGCTTAGAGAGCAATGTACAGGGTCTGTATGCAAAACAAGACGATGGCAGTTATCAACTGGTGGTTGATGGCTTGCCCAGCGTTGATGGTCTTAAAGCCAAAACTGATGAGCTTTTGGGGGAGACTAAAAAAGAGCGTGAAAAACGCAAAGAGCTGGAAGCGAAACTTGCAGAATTTGAAAGCGAGAAAGCCAAAGCTCAAGAAGATGTGATGAAAAAAACAGGTGATATTGAAGCCTTGGAAAAGTCATATCTGGATAAATTAGCCAAATTGGAGCAGGCAGGGGTGGATAAAGAAAAAGCCCTGCAAAGACAAATCTATGAATTAACCGTAGGTCAAACAGCAACCAATTTGGCGAATGAGCTGGCAATTAAAGGTTCGGCGAATGTTTTATTGCCACATATCCAAAATCGCCTAACGCTAGAAACTGGCGATGATGGGCAAAAAATCCGTGTGCTGGATTTGCAGGGCAATATCAGTGCATTAACCTTGGATGATTTAAAACAAGAGTTTATGGTAAATGACGCATTCAAACCGCTTATTGCCGGTAACAACGCATCAGGTGGCGGGGCTACAGGGATGCACAGACAACAGCGAGTCGCCTTAAAGCGAAGTGAAATGAGTGCAGAGCAAAAGGCGAAATATATCAGAGAACATGGGCATAAAGCCTTTTTGAATTTAGGAGCTTGATATGGCAACAACCGTTAATAGTGATGTTGTAATTTACAATGAATTGGCACAAACCGCTTATTTAGAGCGATTGCAGGACAATTTGGGGTTGTTTAATAAAGCGTCAAACAATGCGATTGTGCTACTTGATGAGAACTTAGAGGGTGATTTTAACAAAGAAGCCTTTTACAAAATTGGCGGTGCGATTGAGCATCGTGATGTCAATAGTACAGCGGCGGCAACAGCAAAGAAAATTGCCATGGCTGAGCGAGTGGGCGTCAAAGTACCGTTTAAGTATGGACCTTATGAAACCACCGAAGAAGCCTTTAAACGCCGTGGTCGCTCCGTGGATGAATTCTCGTTTCTTGTTGGTCAAGATTATGCAGATGCGGTAATTGTAGGCTACTGGAAATACGCTACTGCTGCTTTGCAAGGTGCGGTCGGCTCAAATACCGATATGCTGGTTAAGGCTAAATTATCCGAGCATGGGCGTAAGGTCATCACTAAGGGTATGCGTAAATTTGGCGATAAATTTAGCAATATGTCGCTATTGGTGATGGATGCAGCCAGTTATTTTGATATTGTGGACGGTGCGTTAACCGACAAGCTGTATCAAGAAGCTAATACCGTAGTTTATGGCGGCACCCCTGGTACGATGGGCATTCCTGTGCTTGTAACCGACCAAGCAAAAGCCAATACGATTTACGGTTTGCAGTCAGGGGCAATTCGCATTACCAGTAGCCAATTACCCGCATTCCGTGCGTATGAAATCAACGACCAAGAAAACCTTGCTGTTGGTGTGCGTGCTGAAGGGGTATTTAACCTAGATATTTTGGGTTATAGCTACAAAGAGACGGCAGGGGCAAATCCAAACTTAGATACTTTGGCGGCAACTGCAAACTGGACGAAATACGCAACGAGCAATAAGAACACCGCAGGCGTGATTTTTGATATTAACGAAGCGGGGTAATGATGCTGGTATATAGCGAAAACGGAGCTTTGGTTGATAGGGTTGTGGGTCATTACCGCAATCCTATTTATTTTGAAAAGGCTGAAAATGGCGTAGATACAGTGCTGTTGGTTGGGGATTACCCTAATATTGCAGCAGCTTATCAGGCGATTGGCGTTGAAGTTGAGCGGTACGAACCAATAGACGAACCTGCCAAACCAGTGGTAGAAACTACCGAAACAACAGACAAACCTGCTACCGATGAACAGCCAAAAGCCAAACCAAAAGCAGGCAGAGCAAAAAAAGAGCCAGTTTAACGGCTTTGGGGGCGTAAATGATAACACTAACAACAGTGGGCATCAGCCTACAAACGCCATTTGATGACGAATTGGCGGTCATGTTGGCTAATTCATGGCTAAAATCGCACAACTTGCCTGATTTTGATGCCGTGCCTGATGATGTCTTAATGGCAGGAGCATTGGTCGCCCAAGCGATTAGCGATGGCGAGATGTATCAAGGGCGACAGGAGGGCTTGGTCGTGTCCAAGTCATCCAAAGCGGGTGATGTGTCGGTATCAAAAACCTATGCCGATGGCGTAGATGGTCGGGCGATTAGCCAAAAAGAGCAGATGGCACTGGTGTTAATCGCCCCCTATCTTAAAAAATCTCACGGCTTGGCAGTTGTGCCAGTAGGGCGGTACTGATGGGGCTAAGAGATGAAATTGATGGCGAAATCAGTCAAGCGTTTAATACCGACTTGGCAGATGCTGTCAAAGACTTCACAGGAACGCACAGAACGCTCATAGACGACGATTGGCTGTTAAATGGTACAAATACCCATGCCACGCATTCATACAGCGGTAGAGGCGTTTTTAGTGGGTTTGCAGCGTCCGAAATTGACGGCAATACGATACTACAAAATGATGTTAAGCTCATTTGCTTACAATCACAGATAGAGCGTACGCCATCAGTTGATGACATCATCAATCAAATGCGTGTGGTGGCGGTATCAAAAGACCCTGCTGATGTGGCGTGGGTTATCCAGTTAAGGGGTGTGTGATGAAATGGGATAAAAGCCCTGACGGCATCGCTGATGAGCTAGAAAATCACATCTTTGATGTGTTAAACACGCTGACAGCGATGACATATAACAACATCGTAGCCCTATCGCCTGTGGATACAGGGCGGTATCGCAATGCTCATCATTTTTCACATGGCAGTCCAAGCCATGCAATGAGTGGGGCGACAAGCATTAGAATACCTGTGGGGGATTACCGACCCATCTATATTCAAAATAACTTACCGTATGCCTTACGCATCGAAAATGGCTGGTCTGGTCAAGCCCCAAGCGGTGTGTATGGCAATGCGGTTAATAGTGCGTTGGCAAGTTTGGGATAAACCGCTTAATCAAGCGGTTTTTTTAATGATTGGATTTCGGTTAGGATTTGTTTAAGTAGGTCTGATTGGTCGGTTGGGCTGGTGAGCAAACCTTTATCAACTAAGTCAATAATCGCTGAATTAAGCGACATTTTATTATCATTGGCATAATCCACAACGGCTTGATACTGCTCTTGTGGCATACGCACTTGGGTGCGTTTCCAGTCATCTTGATTTAGGTGTTTCATAAAAAAATTCCTAAAAAATTTAAAATTAACTATTGACATTATTATAATGGTGTTTTATTATATTGTCAATGGCGTTATGATAGTGTCAAATAAAACGCCAGAGACAAAAAAGCAGGTTGCACTCGCCAAAGTCTCAACCTGCTTAGAACACCACTTAACTTAAAAGGAAATGTTCTATGGACAATTTACCACAAATTGCCCCACAAGGCAATCTCATTATCGCTGATACCACAATTCATATGGTGGACGGTCTTTATTCACTAAACGATTTGCACCGTGCAAGTGGCGGTCTTAAAAAATACAAGCCGTCAAACTTTATGCGTAATAACGAAGTGCAAGAATTGATTGCTGAAATTGAGCAAGTCTCAGATTTGAGCCTTGACGAAAAATCAGTGGCTTACAAAACCGTTCACGGTGGCAAAAACAATGGCACTTATGTTTGTAAAGAACTCGTCTATCGCTATGCAATGTGGGTCAGTCCAAAATTTAGCCTTGCGGTCATTCGCACCTTTGATAATCTGGTGCAAGGTCAAATGATGGAAAACTACACCCTACTAGACCAATACAACAAAGCCGTCTTAGAATTTGAAAAACTATCTGATATGGCAAGCAATGCAGGGCGAATGCTAAACTTGGCAGGTAAACAGTTTAAACCAAAGGCAAAAGAGCGAGTGCTTGAACTGACCATTAAAATTCAGCCCTATCTGCCCTTCGTTGAGTTTGGAGGTGCAAAATGAGCTACGACCATATGAGTAAACACGACATTGCCTCTCTTGCCCGTGAAAACTTGCATTAGGTAAGTACGCTGATTACCCTTGCCAAGAAAAATGGGGCATATAGCGAAATCTTGCTTGATATTGCCGAGTATCTGTTGGACAGTCATTACTGTGATTTTGATGAAATGGCAAAAGAACTAAAATAATGGGTAATCACACAAAACCGCTCTCAAATGGGGGCGGTTTTTGTTGGGGATGATATGAACACTTTAGAAATTGAACGGCTCATCATGAGCCATTTTATGAAATGGGAACATTTCAATCAAGCACGTACGGCAAGGGCGAACCGTAATTTTACACCGCCTGCAAGCGGTATTTGGTATCGCATCAGTATCTTGGGTGGTATCAATCACATTGCCAGTCTGTCAGACCGCCCTTGTGTGCGTGAAGTTGGCACGCTGATTGTGCAGTTATTTGACCGTGAGAATACAGGCACAGCAGAACTTAAACGCCATGCCGATAGTCTAGCCAACCATCTATCTTGCCAAATCTTGGGCGATGATGGCGAATTAGAGCTACTTGCCCCTAGTATCATCAATGTGGGCAATAGCGATGGCTTTTATCAAATCAATGTGAGTGTGCCGTATCGGTACTACTAAATTTTTTAAAGGCATTCCCTACAGATCATCTTGCCAATCTGTGGGGATTTTTTATGTGGCAAGGAAAAGTTATTCGGAGTGAATATGAGTGAATTAGTCATGGTTGATGATGGTCAGCCAAAAACAACAACCCTGCAAATCGCACAGGGCTTGGAATTAAAGCACAAAACCGTTTTCCAATTGGTAAATAGCTATTTGCCTGATTTTATGGAATTAGGCGATGTTGTATTTAAAAAGACGAATTCGGCATTTGAAATGCGAAATTCCACACAGGGTCGTTGGACAAGGTATGCTGAACTTAACGAACAGCAAGCCACGTTTTTAATGACCCTTATGCGAAACAGCCCCAAAGTGATTGCCTTTAAAAAAGCATTGGTTCAAGCATTTTTCTACGCTCGCTCATTGCTACAAAGTGAGACCATGGAGCTAATGCAACAACACGCCTTGCTTAGCGACTTAAAAGAGCGTGAACAGGCATTTGCCAGTTTGTGCGGTAAAGGTCTATCGGACTGGAAAAAGAGACGAGACGACCTAGACAGCGCTATTTTGTCGGTACAACAGCAAATGCAACCCCAACTACCATTTAACCGCCCTTAAGGGGCTTTTTTATTGGAGTAAAAACTATGTCTCGTGGTTCAAGAGTTCAGATTAACTATGCTACCCAAACAACCGACGAAGTTCCAAAAACAGGCTGGAAAGTCCTACCATATAAGTCCAATGGTTTGTCGGCATCATTTGAAAAAACAGACAGTGAAACCATCACAGATAGCCGTATCAGTTCGGCAGGATTGGTAACATCAGGCTCGCTATCTGGCGATATTGAAGTGGAATTTTCCAAAGATGTGTATGACGACTTATTATCAGCGGCAGCTTGTAACAACTGGTCGGGCAATACGCTGAATTTCGGTGGCGATGTCGTCAAAAAATATGCTTTTGAAGTTGCCTTCAAAGATGTTGGAATTTTCCATTATTATGGCGGTGTGCGTGTCAATACCCTTGAATTGTCTTTATCTGACAGTGGTTATGCCACTGCCAAGTTTGGCTTTATGGGTTCTGATTATAAGAACCAAAACGACACGGCATTTAGCAAAACGCCAACGCCAGCAGGTCAGCTACACAAAGTAACTTCATTATCCGTTGAGGATATAAAAATTGACGGCATCACTACCAAAGGTGTGGCTTGTGCGACGGCATTTGATTTTAAGGTGGATAATAACATTCAAGAACAACGCTGTTTAGGTGGTGGTATTTTTGCCAAAAATCTGCTTGAGATGATGGCTAAAATGGATGGCAACATGACCCTTGCATACGGTCAAAAAGCGCAGGAAATTGTAAACAAGCAAATGACAGGCGCAACGGTTGCTATCGAAATCACCTTGAAGTTTGCAGATGGCTCTAAATACGTGCTTAACATTCCTAAGGCGCAGGTATCAGGCGAAACACCAAGCGGTGGCATGAATGACATTATCAATCAGTCCGTTACTTATACCGTTGTTGAGCAAGCACCAACCATGACAAAAGTTCCAGCAGTTTAATTGGAGATATGCAAATGAAAATTACAAAACGAGAAAAAACAACAATTAAAAACACCCCTTGTGAGTGGGTGGATTATGGCGATGGCGTAGCATTTGAGATTTATGGCGTATCGCACCCGCTTTATCAGCAAGCCAACACCAAACATCGTGTGCGTGAGCTGACGGAGGACTTGTTAAATCTGTCTGATGAGGATGGCTTGGAAACATTCCCAAAAATCGTCGGTCAGTATTTGATTAAAGACTGGCGTGGTGTTACTGACGAAGATGGCGAGGATTTGCCGTGTAATTGTGATAATTTCGTGGATATGGTGCTTTGTGTTGATGGGTTGTTACAGTGGGTGATTAACCAATCTTATCGCATTCAGGATAAGCACGCAGAGCAGGTGGAAGCAACGAAAAAAAAGCCGTCCAAAGGTGGCAATACCAAAGGTTAGGACTGTCTGACTTTGACATACAAGTTAGGCGGTATTTGGGGCTTGAAGTGCCAAAAGAGCCTGAGAACAGCCATGCGATTAGCATGATTATTTATGTGTTTTGCATGGCAAGCCGTGCAAGGCGATATATTGGCATGACAGGCACACCCTTACCATTGACGGTAAAAGACATCAGCGATGTGGTGGATGCACACCCTACCATGATTGATAGGGAAACCTTAGATGCTGGCGTATTCGCCATTGATGATGTTTGGCTTGATGAGATGACTAGAAAAAATCTTAACATTTAAGCATAGATTTTTTTAATACTTGCTTTAATGCTTCTGATTTTGTATGATGTTACATCTCATTAACAAAAGGGTCTTTAAAATGTCTGGCTATATTGATAACAATCTAACAAATAATGAAAGAGTTATTCTTAGGGCAAAGGTAAGTTGGTGGTCTCAAATTTGGATGTTCTTATTCGGGGCTATCCTGTTGGCTGCCTATGGTCTGGGTTTAATTTTAATCATAGTTGCTGTTTTGAGGGTAATGACAACCGAGCTTGCCTTAACCAACAAAAGAGTTATCGCTAAAACTGGATTTATTCGTCGCGATACCGTTGAGCTACGACTGGATAGAGTGGAAGGTTTGATTGTCAATCAGGGCATCGTTGGGCGTATTTTGAATTACGGCACAGTGCTGGTTACTGGTACAGGTGGCATTAAAACGCCAATTCCATACATTTCAAAACCAACTGACTTTAGAAGAGTGGTTAATGAATATCTTGAAGACCCTAGTCAGTTTGACGAAGAATGATATTCGAAACGAGCAATAAAAAACCCACTTTACAAGGTGGGTTTTTTGTTATATGATGTGCTTACGGTCTCAAAAGCCTAACAATACACGGTAATCACCCCGTCAGCGTGATATTTTTATGCCCTAAAGTTAATCCGAAACACTTTGGCATAGATTTGCATACCTTTTTAGAAAAGTTATGACCGACGGTGCGACGAATACAATACCCGCAAGGGAAATAAGTCCGCCTGAATGTATTGCAGGTTTTGAGCCGTTGGTCGCCTCTATGGGCTTAAACTTAACCTATCAAAAAGGTCAATACTATGCAAAATCATATCTCAATTTTCAACTTTGAAAAACAAACCGTACGCACTGCATCAAATGAGCAGGGCGAACCGCTGTTTTGCTTGCGTGATGTCGCAAACATACTTAATATCAGCAATGCACAACAAAGCCGATTCAATCTTGATGAAGCTGGGGTACATAAAATGTATATCAGCTATCCAAGTGGCTCAAAACAAGTTACATTCATCAGCGAACCTAATTTATATCGCCTGATTTTCCGCTCAAATAAAAAAGAAGCAATCAAATTCCAAAATTGGGTATTTGATGAAGTTTTGCCACAGATTCGCCAAACAGGCATGTATCATAATTATTCGTTGTTGGCTCAATACAATAATGCTATCTTGGAGTTTGACAAAATATCTGATTTGGCAAGCCAAGCAGGGCGCATGTTAAACCTAGCAGGCAAGCAATTTAAGCCCAAGGCAAAGCAAAAGGTGATAGAACTTGCTGAGCGAGTGCAACCCCTACTACCTGAATTTGACGGGGGTGTAAAATGAGATATGCAAACATGACACGCCACGATGTAACCGCCTTAGCGCGCGAGCACATGCACTGGTTAAGCACATTAATCACGGTGGCAAGACAAGATAACGCCCACGCTGACACGCTGTTGCGCATTGCTGAATACTTGGCTGATTATCAGTATTGCGAATTTGACGAGATGGAGCTAGAATTTAGACAGAATAATTAATTCAAAACACCCTGCTTTTTAGTGGGGTGTTTTCCCTCGCATAAAAAATTTGACAATCGCAATTAAATTGATAACATAGAAATGAATTAAGTTGGAATTAATTGTTATGCTGAGCAAAAAACAAATTAAAAGAGCAGGCGAGGCTCTTGCCAACAACCCAAAAGATGTAGAAGCCATGGCAATCTTGTCGCAATGGCGGTCTTTGCATGCTCACCCTATTAACACGTTTCAGGCAATGTTGCGAAGAAGAAAAGAGTTAAAAAATGCCACAATCGCACAGCGTCTAAAACGCACGCCTTCAATTATCCGAAAGATACAACGCTTTAAAGGTATGAATCTAGCTAGAATGCAGGATATAGGTGGTATTCGTGTTATTCTGCCAAATATCAAGGATGTTTATAAGCTTCATGACTCGCTAATCAATGGAAGGCATCAACATGAACCACTGCTTCCACCAAAAGACTATATAAGCTCCCCTAAAGATGATGGTTATCGCAGCCTTCATCAAGTTTTTAAATACAATAGTCCGAATGATGAACTAAAAGGTCTGCAAATAGAATTACAAATACGAACGCGCATTCAGCATTATTGGGCGACAGCGGTAGAAACGTTGGGGCTTATAGAAAAATCATCGTTTAAAACGGGCGAAGGCTCAGAAGAGTATAAACGGTTTTTTAAACTTGCCAGCGTTCTGTTTTGTCATTATGAAAAGGCTAGAATTTTGCCTGAATTTCAAAACACGCCCATTAAAGAGGTGATTGACGAGTTTGAGAGCTTGGAGAATAAGTTGCAAGCCTTTAATAAGTTAAACGGACTGCTTGTTACTGGCAGGCATATCTCTAATGTCAAGACAAAGGGCGAGTTTTATTACTTGATGGAGCTAAACACACAGGAAAAAACTGTTAGTCTAACGCCTTTTGAAAAGAAACAATTACACCAGGCGGAAAACATGTATCAGCTTTTGGAGGTTCAGAACGTTGACAATCCGCATATTGAGTTGGTATTGATGTCGGCTAAAAGTTTTAAAGAGGTAAAAAAAGCCTATCCAAACTACTTTTTAGACACCCAATCTTTCATTGAGAGCTTGGAAAAAATATGCCAAAAATATAAAAAAGTGTAATTTATATTAAAAAATCAACCGTCCTTTTGGGCGGTTTTTTTATGGGGGATTAACATGACTAATTATAGCGTCCGACTCGAAATTACCACAGGCAATACAGAGCAGCGGCTACAAACCCTAAGACGAGAGCTGGCAAAAGTTGAACAAAGCGGCTTAAAAATGACTAATAGCCTAAACGGAGCGGTCATTAGCCAAAGTGTAAAAATGCTGACCGATACGATTACCAAAATGGGGCGTGGGTCAAGTAGTGCCAGCTCGGATGTGGAAAAACTGCAAAAACAGTTGCTACAAGCTCAGACTAAGTCAGAAAATCTAGCCAAATCTTTAGATAGGGCAAATATTCGGCTTGCTAGATTGGGGCAGGCATTTGAGAAATCCAAGGCGATGGGGACAAAATTTGCCAATGAAATCAAGCAAGCCAACGCCAAGATTGATGAAATGTCAAAAAAAATGCAAAAAACCGAGCAAGAAGTGCAAAAGGCAAAACGAGCTTTTGGTGGCTTGGGCGATTTGAAAGGCAAGCTACAATCTTTGGCGGGTTTTACAATCTTTGGTATGGGCGTGGCTGATGTGCTAAAAACCGCCGACACCATGAAAACTCTGGATACACAGATTAAACTGGTTACTAAGTCAGAACAAGAACACGCAGCCGTCAAAGCCAATCTATACAACATATCCAATAAAACACGACAAGATATTACCTCAACCATTGAAGCCTATACTAATAATGCTCGCTCGCTAGGGCAGCTTGGCAAAAATCAAGCCGAAGTGCTGAAATTTACCGAAAATATCAGTTTGGCGATGGCGGTAGGTGGTAAATCTGCCCAAGAGCAATCAGCGGCATTGCTACAATTAGGGCAGGCTATGCAGTCAGGTGTATTGCAGGGTGATGAGTTTCGCTCTATCGCTGAAAATTCGCCCATCCTGCTTGATTTGATTGCTGAAAAATTGGGCAAAACTCGTGGCGAAGTAAAAAAACTTGCCAGTGATGGCAAAATCACTAGCGAGGTGATTTATCAATCGGTCATTGGAGCAGGTGATGAACTGAATAAAAAGTTTGCCACCATGCCTGCTACCATGAGCCAAGCCCTTACGGTCGTACAAAATCGCTATACGCAGGCTGTGGATGACTTTTTCAATAAATCAGGTGGCTTGGGTGAACAGATTGCTAAATCCTTGCTTTGGGTTAGTGATAATTTTGGCACGCTGACAAATACTGTCATGGGTCTTGGCGTGGTCTATGGCGGATATATGGCATTAAATAGTAAATTTGTCAGCACCACCATACCCACCAAAATTGCTGCCTTAGCTGCCAGCACTCGTGCATTTCATGCTGAAAGTGTGGCAATCAACGCCAACACCGCCGCTAAAATTCGCAATGATGGTGTGATTAAGACGCTGACAGCCAGTCTGAAAGCGACTAGAATAGGTCGGTTTACCAGTAGTCTTGCGGGGGCGACAGCTGAACTTGGCAAAGGCACGGCTCGTATGGTTGGCTATGCTAATGAAGCAAGAAAAACGCATGGCACACTAGGAGCGTTGCGGTTGGGTGTGGTTAATACCACCACCGCCATTTTTAATAAAAATCGTGCTATTGGCGTGCTCCATGCCACCAAAGGCAAGCTCATTGGTACAGCAGGGCGGTTGGGTGCGGTAATGACGACGCTAGGGCGTGCCATCTTAGGCGTAGGCTCAATCATCAAAGCACACCCCATCATGTTTTTGGCGAGTATCGTTGTAACGGTCATTACTGCCACAATGGGGCTAGAAGAAGCGATGAAAAGCTTTGGCGATGCAGTGGGCATTACAGGCATCTTGGTGCAGGACTTTGTCAAATGGTCGGTAGATGGCATTGGCAAACAAATAACCAAAGCCATTGATTTTATGGCGGGCTTTTTTGGCTCAAAATCAAAAGACGGCACCAATCAAGCCTCTAATGCTTTTAAGGATTTTTTCAAAACTTCGCAAGGCGGGTTTGTTGGCTTGCTTGAAATCACCGCCAAAATCTTTGACCAGATTGTAACGATGGCAAAAGCGTCCATGCTGTATGCGTCATCGTATGTTGGCGATATGGTAATCAGCGTTAAAAACGCTTATAACGCCATGATGCCGTCGTGGATGGGTGGTGGTGGCGAGCAACAAGCCACACGCAATATGTCGTTTTCAGATGCTATTTTTCAAAGTCAAAGTTTTACCGCTAGAAACTGGGTTGGTAATGCCCAGACCATACTGCGAGCTGATGAATATAATCGCAACCAAGCCTTACAGCACGATTTAGGTCAAGTGGGTACTGGGGGTTTGAATAAGTTGGGTGAGGAGACGAAAAAGGCGAAGCTAAAAGGAGAGGATGAAAAATATACTTATACCAAAGAAGAATTGAAAGCTCTGCAGAAAGTTCATGGACTAATCTACGGTTCTGAGCTTAAAAAGTATGCTGAGCAACAGGGTGTGCCTGTACATATGCTGGCGGGCTTAATGATGCAAGAATCCAAAGGAGAGCAGTATGCAAAAAGCCATACAGGTGCGTTAGGCTACTTTCAAACAACAAGTGGTTATCGAAAAGATATGGGGCTTAGCGAAAAGGACTCGTATGATTTGATTAAATCTGGTAGGGCGGCGATTGATTTTTTAAGTAAGTCCTACCAAGAATTTGGCAACTGGAATGATGCCATTCGCTCTTATAATGCAGGTCGTGGTGGTGCAAGAACATTTAATAAGACTGGAAAGGTTTCAGGAAGTGCGGCTCGCAATAAAGAAGTTGCGGAGTATGTACCAAAAATTGCTAGGTATGCAGCATATTTTAACAATGGCAAAAGTGAGCTTGGCAAGAATAGTAATGCTGCTCAACAGTCTTATGAGTTTACCGAGAAACAGCTAAAAACCCAAGAGGAGCTACTAAAAGCCCAACAGGAATTAATCCTAAAATATTCTGACCACAACGCTCGCCAATTAGCGACATTAGAAGCAGATAAAAAAGCTGTTTATGATGCGTTTGGTCAAGATGGCGAAGAAACTCGCAAGCTCATTGAGATTATTGAGGGTAGGTACAAGCTATCCGCTGAACTTAGACAGCAGGAACAACTGCTTGAAATGCAAGGCTATCAGATGTCTACTGAAGAACGCATGGCATTAGAGCATACAATCCATGACCTTAAAATTAAGCTGAGCGATGAATATGGCATACAAGAAAAAGAAATTTATCTAAGGGCAAGTGAGCAAAAATATCAGCATGATTTGGCGATGTTTAAACGATTACAGCAACAAAAAATCCAAGAGCTTGAAAAACCCATCAAAGCAGCGTTGGATGAGCAAGAACGCATTGCTATCGCACGCATGAACCAAAAAACCATGCGACCTGATGACTACCGTCGTTGGGAGTTATCACAAGAGATGGCAGGTGTAAGGCGGACGGCTGATGATGCTTATGTTAGCCAATTTCGTGACATTTTTAGGCGGAATGATAGTGGGCAGTATGAGATTGAGAGTCGAGAAGAGCGATTTAGATTGTGGGAGGAGGCATACCGACTGCATAAAGAGACGATAGCCAATATTGATGCTGAATATGGCGAAAAATCCAAAGTCTTAGAAGATGAGCTACTCTCTGCCAAACTGAGTGCGTACGGTAGTGCAGCAGGGGCTTTGGCTGGTCTGTTTAAAGACATGAGCGGTGAGCAATCTCGTGCTTATCGTGCGATGTTTGCGGTGTCAAAAGCCTTTGCCATCGCCGAAGCTGGTAAAAATGTTTGGCTTGCAGCATCAGATGCTTTTGCCAAAGAGCCTGGCACGGTATGGCAGAAATTGGCTGCCGCTGCAACTGCCACGGCAAAAAGTAGTAGCTTTATCCCCTTGATCAACGCCATAAACCCCAAAGGCTTTAAATCAGGCGGTTATACAGGCAATATTGGCGTAAATAGCATTGCTGGCGTGGTTCACGGGCAAGAATACGTTATGAATGCCAAAGCCACTAAGCGCATTGGTGTTAATAACCTTGAGCGATTGAGCAACGGGGAAGGTATTGGGGGTGTTAAAGTCATCATCAATAACTATTCAAATGAAACTGCTACTGCTGAGCAAATGCCCAACGGCGATATCATGGTCACGATCGGCAAGATGATTAGTGACACGGTAGATGCCAAAGTCAATCAACGATTTATCCAAGCACGCCGTCAAGGAGGCGAACTTTATGGGAGATAGCTTGAAAACATTCACTTGGGACATCTCAAACGACAGTAGCGAAAGCACATCAACCAATGCGACACATATAAGTTTTGGTGATGGCTATGAGCAATCTGTTGGCTTTGGGATTAATAATAGCCGTAAATCATGGCAATGCAATAAGGTGGATAAAAAAGCGGTGATTGATGAAATCTACCGCTTTTTGGTTGCCACTAAGGGCGTTGAGCCTTTTAATTTTAAACCCTTAGCCGATGAGCCAGGCATTAAAGTCCGACTAGATGGCGAAGTTAGCCGTAACCGTGTGGGCGGCAATGTTTGGACGATTAGTTTTACTCTAAAACAAGTCTTTTAGTTTAACCGGACGACATCTATGTCGTTCACATCAACCAAGCCCCTGATAATCAAGGGCTTTTTATTTGGAGAAAACCATGAGCGAACAAAACCTAACCACCCTAACTCGCATTGAAGCGCGTACATTGCAATCATTTATCAGCCAAATTGATTTTTGGAGGGCCCAACACGGCGATAAAGCCGATATTGTAGAGATTGTTTATTACCCTGAAGATGAAGGCTTTGAAGTGGCGAGCAACGAAGCCAACAACGGCATTTCAAAACGCAACCGTGCCAGCGTGTTCCGCACTGAGTTATTGTCTTGGGCGGCTAACCAGTTGCGTGATTTGCAAGGCTGGGATAAATCGAACACAGTAACAGCTTTTTCTGTTTCTTATAAAGACGACACCTTTGGCGTTGAATGTAAGATTGCAGATGCCAACGCTGAAGAAGTAACAGAAAAGGTATAAACAATAAAGGGCGTAGCAATACGCCCTTTTTTTTAGGGGTGGATAATGAGTTTTAATGGCGATGTACAACAGCCCACCGTGCAAGGGCTTATTACCCTATATGAGTTAGACGCACGCAGATTGGGCGCAGATATTTACCGTTTCCACGGGCATAACGATGGTGTTATCCGTTTTCGTGGGCAAGATTATACGCCGATTGCTATCACCGCAGATGGGCTTGAGATGCGTTCTGACGGCAAGGCATCAACGCCTAGCCTATCAGTCGCTGACAATCTTAACGGCGTACAGGGAGCGATTAGCGCGCTATGTAGGCTATATGATGACCTTGCAGGGGCTAAGCTTACCATCACGCAGACATTAGCCGAATATCTGACCAGTGCAGACGATGCAAACTACCGACAACAGGAATGGTATATCGAGCAGAAAACCACCGAAAACCCGATGGCTGGCGTGGTTGAGTTTGAATTATCCAATCCTGTTGATTTTGCAGGGCAAAAAATCCCTGTGCGCAACATTACCACCTATTGCCATTGGGCGATGTGCGGTAAATACCGTGGCGAAGAGTGTGGTTATACAGGCACCAAACGCTTTACGATGGACGGCAAGATAACCGATGACCCAAGCCTTGATGCGTGCGGTGGCACGATGCCAGATTGTAAGCTAAGAGATAATGAAGACAGCTTTGGTGGCTTTCCTGCGGCGGGGTTGACATGAGATTGACAAAATCACTAAAAGCAGACATCGAGCAACACGCAAGGGCTTGTTATCCTGAAGAGTGTTGCGGTGTGATCGCGCAGAACATCGTAGACGGTGCAATATCTTATATCAGACTTAATAACGTTGCCCACGACAAAAAAAGCCATTTTGAAATTGACCCGATTGCATACATCGAACTTGAGCAGTCATTTACCATTAAAGCAATCGTACATAGCCACCCAAACGGCACAGCAGAACCATCTGAGATTGACCGCATACAGATGACCATGCACGGCAAAGATTGGGTGATTTGTGGCTGCGGGTTTGATTTGGTAACGGGCGAATGGTACAGCGAAATCAAACGCCATAAGCCTACCAAAGAGATAACGCCGCTACTTGGGCGTGATTATGTGCATGGCTTGCAAGACTGCTACAGCTTAGTGCGTGATTATTATGACCGTGAGCTTGATATCAAACTGCCCGATTTTGCACGCATTGATGACTGGTGGGAAGATGAAAACCACGAGCCACTATACGAGCAGAATTTTGAAAAAGCAGGCTTTGCAAAGGTCAATAACCTACAACAGCATGATGTTATTTTGTGCCGCGTGGGACGTACGCACCACGTTAATCATGCGCTGGTGTATTTGGGCGATGGCAAGTTACAGAGCGAGAAAACAGCGCCTGTGGTGGGGGATAGCTTAGTTATCCATCATCCACACGGCAGGTTATCCGTGCGTGAGATTTATGGCGAAAATTGGCAAAAGCGCACGGCGATGATTGTGCGTCATGCTAGGCTTGTTTTGCCCAAAGCTGAACCGCTTCCATGATGATGACGTTTTTGGTTTTGCCTGTTTGTTTGGCAAGATTGTCAAGCAATTCGGCAAATTCTATCGGCACTTTAAAACCAATTGGTTTTACGCCACGGCGTTCATCACTCTCACGCTGAGTTTCGGCACGACTTTTTGGGGTTTTGACAATCTTAGGCATTTGACTTATCCTTACATTGTTGGTAAGATATATTTAGATTTTAGGAGTGAAGCGGTGTGCTTGCCCACCGCCCCAGCCTTTACAGGCTACCTGCTTAGTAAGCGTTATTGCTAACTGTTAGCAGGATAACAATGATGATAACTTTGAAGAGCGTTTTCATTGTCTTATCTCCTAAGGTCGCCACCACTTGACTAGGTCGGTGGCGGATAACCTATCAGGCTTGGGTGTCCTACCACCCTTGCTTGATGGTTTATATTATAGTTTAAACTACATTAAAAGTCAAGTAATTATTGCAATTTATTATAAAATTGTTGTGATTATTTGACTTTTTTGTTATCCAAAATAAAAGATTTTTAACCGCTTATGATGTCATCATGAGCGGTTTTTTTATTGGGGTTAATCATGAAAACAATCCAACTACACGGCATCCTAGCCAAGAAATTTGGGCGATATTTTAGGCTTGATGTTAAGAGCGCCAAAGAAGCCTGCCACGCCCTAGCGTGCCAAATCCCTGCTTTTAAGGCGTTTATGTTGGACAGCGAGCGTTTGGGGTATCGATTTGCCGTATTTTTAGGTAAAAAACGAACGCAAAAAAACAACATCAGCGAAGATGAGATTGACAACATCACAACAGCTGAACATATCCACATCGCACCTAAAGTGATGGGTTCGGGTGGTAAGGCGATGGGGTGGCTACAAGTGATTGCAGGGGCGGTCATGGTCGGTGTTGGTATCTTTACGGGTAACGTAGGCTTAATCGGTGCTGGTGCTGGTCTGTTGCTTGGTGGCGTGGCAAGTCTGATGATGCCAACACCGCAGATGGACAGCCAAGACGAGGACGGCAACCGTGCCAATAATGGCTTTGGTGGTGCGGTTACTACCGTGGCGCAGGGCAATCCTGTGCCGATTTTATACGGCGAGCGTGAAGTGGGTGGATTTATTGCAAGTGCGGCAATCTATGCCGAAGATAAGATGATTGCAGGGGTCAGAGTATGATTTATGGCGCAAAAAAAGGCTCAAAAGGGCAACAAAAACCCAACATTGCCAAAGATACCACGGCAAGCACAAACTATCTTCAGGGGCTTTATGGCTTATCAGAGGGCGAAGTATTTGGCTTGGTGGACGGTGGTAAATCTATCAAGCTAGACGGCACGCCACTCATTAACGACAACGGACAGCCAAACTTTGAAAACGTAACTTGGGAATTTCGCAATGGCACAATCGACCAAGAACACATCAAGGGCTTTTCGTCTGTCGAAAATGAGCAAAGTGTGGGCGTTGAATTGCGCCATGACCGACCTTTTACCCGAGCCATCTCAAACACCCAGCTATCAGCGGTGGTAATCCGTCTTAACTGGGGAGCATTACGAGAGCAAAAAGATAACGGCGATATTGTCGGTTATAAGATTGATTATGCGATTGACGTACAGACTGACGGTGGCGCATGGACGACCGTGCTTAATACCACCATTAACGACAAAGCAAGCCAAGGTTATCAACGTAGCCATCGCATTGATTTACCAACCGCACGTCGTGGCTGGACGGTGCGTGTAAGACGTATCACACCGAATCGTGATAGCGACCTTATCGCTGATACCATGAGCGTACAAGCCATCACAGAAGTGATTGATGCTAAATTACGCTACCCCTGCACAGCTTTACTTGCCATAAAATATGATGCCGAAACCTTTGGCAATGTAGCAAAGGTTGCTGTGCGTATGCGCGGTATGATTGTGCAAGTGCCTAGTAATTACAATGCACAAACACGCACCTATGCAGGCGTATGGGATGGCACATTTAAACCTGCTTACACCAATAACCCTGCATGGGTATTTTACGACCTTTGCACGGCTAAACGATACGGCTTAGGCGAGAGATTAGCAGGCAAGGTGGATAAGTGGTCATTGTATGCACTAGGTCAATACTGTGATGAAATGGTGGACGATGGCATGGGCGGTAAAGAGCCACGCTTTACGGTCAATGTCTACATACAAAAAGCCCAAGATGCGTATCAAGTATTACAAAGCCTAGCATCGGTTTTCCGTGCGATGAGCTATTGGGATGGCATGCAAATCATTGTTGATGCTGATACGCCAAAAGAGCCTGTTTATACCTTTACAAACTCCAACGTGGTCAATGGCGCATTTAGCTACACAGGCACGCGCAAACGTGACCGCCACAGCATCGCTAAAGTCGCCTATGATGACCCTGATAACGAGTTTAAAACGGATTATGTGCATGTGCGTGATGAGTTTGCGATTGCAAAATACGGCATCTCAATCATTGATATTAACGCCTTTGGTTGTACATCACGAGCGCAGGCATACCGCGCAGGTGCGTGGGCGTTGCAATCTGAACAGCTAGAGACCGAAACCGTCACGTTTAGCGCAGGCTTGGACGGCTTTATTCCAAAAGTGGGCGAAGTTATCAATGTATCAGACAACGCGCGCGCAGGCCGTGCCAACGGTGGGCGTGTTGTGTCTGCAAGTGGTCGCACCGTTACGCTTGACCGCACAGCCGGTAAAGTAGGCGATACGTTTGTGATTAACGGCACGGACGGACAAGCCAAAACCGCCAAAATTACCGCCATTCGTGGTGTAGTCATCACGCTTGATAAGGTTATTGGTGCGGTGGCTGGTGCGGTATGGGCGATGACAAGTAGCGATTTAGCACCACGCCAGTTTAGGGTCATGTCAATCAAGCAAAACGATGACAACACATTTGGTATCACGGGCTTACAATATGAGCCGTCCAAGTTTAGTGCATCAGATAACGGAGCGCGCACCATTGCTCGCCCTGTGTCAGTCATCAAGCCACAAGTATTAGACACGCCAAGCAACATCGTCATCACGGGTCACAACCGCGTTGTGCAAGGTCAAAACGTTACTACACTAACGATTAACTGGGCACAGGTAGTGGGCGCAGTCGGCTATATCGTTGAGTGGCGCAAAGATGATAACGCTTGGCAAGCACTGCCAGCCATCGCAAGCCAAAGCATTGATATTGACGGTGTGTATAGTGGTAATTATCAAGCGCGTGTGCGTGCGGTTGATGCGTTCGACAATCAAAGCCTGATGGGATTTAGCGATATTACACGCATTGAAGGCAAGCAGGGTAAGCCAATACGTCTTACCAGTCTAGCGGTTAAAGGCTTGCTGTTCGGCATGGAATTATCATGGGTATTTGGCGCAAATAGTGCTGATACCAACTACACCGAAATCCAAGTCAGCCCTGACGGTCGCACAAACATCACCGCACTTGGCACTTTTGCCTATCCAACGAACAAGCACGAAATCACAGGGCTACAAGGCAACTTGACCCAGTTTTATCGTGCCAGAATCGTGGATAAGATGGGCAATGTGTCAGACTGGACGGCTTGGGTGCGTGGCACGACCGAAGCACGAGCCGACAAGGTTCTGGATATTTTGTCGGGGCAAATCAACCAAAGCCATCTTGATCAGAGCCTGCGTACGCCCATTGCTAAGATTGGTGGTATTGAAACGGATTTAAATGGCGTAAAAACCCAAATCCCAAGTCTGCAAAGTACCATTAGCACCATCACTGGGCAACTGCCAACGCTAAACACTGAGATTGCCAATGCCAAGCGTGAGCTACAAACTGCTCAAAGCACACTCAATACTGCTGTTGCTAATATCACGACCGAGCGAAACCGCATTAACACGGCAATCCGTGATATTACCGCCCTGCAATCAGCGAACAACGCCAAAACGCAAGAATTGGCGAATTTAACGCAAACGGTGAATGGGCATACATCGCAGGTACGAGAGTTGGCGGTAACGACTGGCGATTTGTCGCAAAAATATAGCCAGTTAAAAACCGCTACCGACACCGCCAATAGTGAGATTGCCACCATCAAGCAAACGCAAAACGGACAGGCGACCAGTATTGAGCGGTTGGGGGCGAAGTTTGACAGTTTGGCGGTGGGTGGGCGGAATTTATTACTTAATACCCAAGCCTTAAATCCACTTTGGACACTCCCCACCAGTATTGATAATGGCGTGGCAACTTTTGTGGGTACTGGCAGACTACTGTCAAGCACTCAACAATCTGATAATATCCAAGCCTTAGAAAACGGTAAGGTTACCATTAGCTTTACCGCCAAATCCAATCAAAACGGCAGATTACACATTAGGCTACGCCGTTTTAATACAAACAATCAATTAAGCGACATCGCCCAATACATCACTATTGATAGTCGTGAATTTAAGCGTTATAGCCTAACTTTGGATTATGAAAAATGGACAAATCAAGATAGGGTCAATTTTGAGATTGCAACCTATGAACGGGCAGGTTTTGTGTGCGAAGTTAAGTTGCCTAAATTAGAAATTGGCACCATCGCAACCGACTGGACACCTGCACCAGAAGATTTGCAAGCGGACATTGACAGCAAGGCAACAACGGCAAATTTGCAAAACTTACGCCAAGCCCTAACCGATGCCGACACTGCCCTAAGCAGGCAAATCACCGCAATGGACACGGCGTATAAATCGACTGACCGTCAATTAACGGCAAATTTGGCAAGCGAAACCACCGCTCGTACAAGTGCTGACACTGCTTTGGGACAACGCATTGACACCTTAACCGCTGACTACAACGGCAACAAGGCAAGCGTAGCAAATCAATTAAAAACATTGAGCGACAAAGATACGGCAACCGCAAGCCAAATCAGCTCACTGACTGCCAATATTACGACTGCAAAGCAGACCGCAGATGCCGCTAAAGGCAAGGTAGACAATGCACAAAATACCGCAAATAATGCGTTAAACCGTGCCAATACCGCCAATTCTGCTATTACCAGTGAGCAAAGAGCAAGGGCGGATGCTGATAATAGCCTAGCCAGTCGCATTACCGCCCTTGATACTGCCTATAAGTCCGCCGACAACAATTTAACTTCAAGATTGGCAAGAGAAGAAACCGCAAGAGCAAACGGCGATAACGCCAACGCCCAAGCCCTGCGTACGCTAGAAAGCACAGTGCAAGGCGTGAGCGGTCGTGTTGGCGCAAGTGAGGGCAAAATCGCAAATCTTGAACGCACCACAAGCGATACAAATCAAGCATTGGCAACCGCTCAAAGTCAGCTTAATGCACGGTTTGATAACTTGGCGGTGGGTGGACGAAATTATTTATTGAATTCTGATTTTGTCATCACCAAACACGATGGGGGAAATTTGAGAAGTCAAAGCCTTGCAATGTCTAACGCCATCAAAACAATTGCCACACCTTGCACGCTTACTGTGTCAGCTCATTTTAAGTTGCAAAATGTCAGCGAACTTGCCAATGATGTGCGTATGTTATTTTTGGTGCGGTTTACCCACGCAGACGGCAAAGTTACGGCAAAAATCTTGTCTTACAATGCTAAAACACGCACAGATATTGATAAGCGTTTGTCCGCACGAGTGGAAATTACCAAGCCAATCACAGGCTTTGCTCATACTTATATCGACGTCTATGGCATTAGTGCAGAAATGGCAAGCATTGCACGCCCCAAAATTGAACTTGGCAACATCGCAACAGACTGGACACCTGCGCCTGAGGATGTTGACGCTCAATTTGTGCAGACTAACGCTAACATCAGCACGCTACAGCAGGCTGTAGCTAACGCTGATAGTGCTTTGTCTCAGCGGATTTCCGCACTTGATGCAAGCTATAAGCGTGCTGATAGTACGATTAATGCAAGCTTGACAGCTGAGCAAAAAGCCCGTGCTGATGGCGATACTGCACTATCACAACGCATCACAGCGTTAGACAGTGCGTATCAATCCGCTGACAGTGCGTTATCTGCTCGTGTTGCAACCGCTGAGCAGTCAATCACAACGGCTAATCAAGCGATTGCACAAACTCAGCAGACGCTGACGGCTAAGATTGATGGCTTAAGCGTTGGTGGGCGTAACCTAATCACCAACAGCCAAGTTGATAATATTGTTGATGGTACTAGACGCTATCGCTTGTATCGGCTTACAAGCGATGTCAATGAGCCGTTAGTCTTTACCGCCAAAATTAAAGATATTGTCGGTAACAATGACAATAAGCTGACTGTTGCGATTACGCATAATAGCAACATCAATGGTAACCTTGAGCAACGCCAGGATGTCAGCATAGTCAATGATATGATTGTTGCTAAGTTTAATCAGCCGTCTAAACCGATTAATGCGGTGCTTGTCTATGCTAACAGTGGCGGTTATGGCGGTAGTGCAACTGGCTCGGTCACATATTACCAAGTTAAAGCAGAGCGTGGCAACATCGCAACAGACTGGACACCTGCGCCTGAGGATGTCAATGTAGATTTGTCGCCTTATGCCACCAATGCCAACCTTGATGAGTTTAAACAAGCACAAGCAACAAAAGACACAGCAACGGCAAGTAAATTATCACAGCTTGAAAGCACACTTGGCACAAAAGCGAGTACCAACGCCCTTGATAGCCTAACCACCAAAGTTAATCAAGTAGACGGCAAGCTGACGGCAGAAGCCCAAAAAATCAGCACCCTACAAACCACCGTAAACGGTCAATCGGCAAGCATACAACAACACGCCCAAACCCTAAACGGCTTATCCGCCCAATGGACACTCAAAGTCCAAAGCGGAAATATCGTGAGCGGTATTGGCTTGGCAAGCAATAATGGGGTGTCTGATTTTGCCGTGCGTGCTGATAAATTCTACATCGCCAGTCCCACAGGTCAAAAAGGCGATACACCGTTTACGGTCTTGACCAGTCCGCAAGTGGTCAATGGCGTACAAGTACCTGCTGGCACTTACATCAAAGACGCATACATCGCTAACGGTTCGATCACCATGGCAAAAATTGCCGACAGCATACAGTCGGATAACTATGTGGCAGGACGGCAAGGCTGGAGATTATTCAAAGATGGGCGTTTTGAGCTGAACAATACCTTTGGTGATGGTTCAAGCCTTGAGCTTAATTCAAGAGGCTTAATCGTCTGGTATGATAAGTCGCAAGGCAAAAAGGCGGTAGAATTGGGGATATTCACATGATAACAGGTCTTAGGGTGTGGGATAGGGATGGTCGTGAGATTAGCAACATCACAGGTCGTTATCCCAAATTTATCGGTAATAAAACGGTAACAACCGCTGAAAAGCAGACCGTCAATTACACCATTCCACAAGGCACAACCCGCATTGTTGTGCCTGTGTATTTATCTCGTAATGATACTTTATTAGTTCCACCTGATGCTAAGGATGTTGATGAAAACTATCATTACACCAATACTTACAATTTTTGGAGTGTAGCCATCAAACACACAAATACAGGGTTTGAATACGATATAGAACACGGAACTAATACTAATAAACAAAAACCACCTATTAAAATCTACTGGGGGTATGTATGAGTTTTAGAACTTTTAATCAACAAGGTCAAAAATTATTAGATAGTGATGAAGCTGTATTTAGCTTTGTTAAGTCTGGTAGGTTAACAAGATTACTTGATACACCTTTTGAAAAAAATAAGAGAAAATACTGGTATAGAGCCAAGCGACTAGGCATTAACTCTAAATTACGTGAAGGGCAGGCTGACATTCACACACCTGAATACTGTATGTATTATATAGACTTGCCTAATGCCATTAGTCCCATTACAGGGGTGTATTATGATGGGCTTGCCAAAGATTGTAATCCTGTTGTCTATCTAAATACAGGTTATTTTGATGACATGGCTAGAATGATGTTTTATTCAAATGGTAGGTTATCAGATGCTGAGCTTGCCAAATTTCACATATATATTTTCGATGTCAATGTTATTAAAGAAAATAAAGTAGGCATCAATCTGTATGGTAGACAGGGCAATGTGACTTTTAGTAGTCGGAGTATGCCAATGTCTCTACAGACCAAAACCACACGACAAAGTATCCCCAATAATATTAAATTACTATCGAGTGATGAAGCCAGACTGCTGACTCATCACGTTACCCATTCCTATGATCATGGTGTCGATTATTATAACAACAGCACGGGCAGTGATAGAGCAATGATTAACAAAAGAAAAAATCATGGTGTGCCATTGTCTAGGTTGTTGCCAGCACGTATTACCAAACGCTGTGTTGGCATATTAAGCCCCAAGCTATCAGTCGGGTACTATCCTAATAATAGCTCTGAACTGACAGATGCCATTGGTGACCATGACGGGCACTATTCATTGGAATTTTCGGCAGGCGAAACCTACCCTCATTTTATGACACCCGTGGTGCTTGCGTGTGTAGGCTGTGTTGATGGCAATCATATTAAGGTTGTACCACCATTTGATATTATCAATCAAGATGGCACTACGAGAACCATGAAACAGGAGCTAACAACAAGAAATCTGATATTTAGTGATGATGAGGTAAATATTCTTTTTTCTGATATTGATAATCTACCATTCCCATTCACAAGGAGGCCATCATGACCTAGCCCACACCACCAACCCACCACCGCCCATCACTGATGGGCTTTTTTAGCACCAGGAGAAAAAATGAAACACAACATCAAGCTCATTCGTGGCGATGACACCACGCTCACCGTGCGTGGGCGTCAAAACGATGCACCCTTAGACATCACCAAAGCCGATTTACACGCCACAGTCAAAGGCGTGCTGACGATTAAATAGGAAGCAAATAATGCCCGAAAATCTATCCAACTTACCGCTGGTCGTCAAAATCATCGGCGTAATCATCGGCGCAGTCTTTGCACTCACATTGACGGGTGACATCGACACTGACGGCAAGCTCAAGCTGAGCTTGGGCGTGCTCATCAAAATCGCGTTTAGTGCGTATTTTGGCTTCTTGGCAGGCGCATGGCTCATTGAGTATATGGGCTGGGGTCATTGGTCGCACGCAAGCCACGGCTTTGTGATGATGCTGTGCAGCGTGTTCGGCATGACATTAGTCGGCGCAATCTATCAAGCGATTAAGCTGTCAACGACCAATAAGACGCCAAGTGAGATTGTCACTGAGGTTAAAGACACATTTAAAGCGATTTTCAAATAACCAAACGCCCCGCAACGGGGTTTTTTTATTGGAGTGAATTATGATTAAAAAAATCCAAACCATCATCGGTGCCACACCTGACGGCATTTGGGGTAATCAATCTATCCATGCCCTAAGAGTGGCATTATCAAAGGGTGTGGTTATCCCCATCACCAAAAACATCACGCTAAACGAGCTGTTGGCAAGTCAGACGGCGGCAAGGCGTGGTATTGATAACATGCCAGATGCCAAGGTGCTTAATAATCTGATCGAATCGGCGGTCAATCTTTGGCAGCCAGCGCGTGACATCTTGGGTCAGCCTGTATTCATTACGAGTGGCTATCGCAGTCCACGGCTAAATAGCGCCATCGGTGGGGCGAAAAACAGCGCCCACATACATGGGCTAGCAATTGATTTTCGTGCGCCCACCTTTGGGACAACACGGCAAATCGTCGCACATCTAACCAAAGAGCTTAAAAAGCGTGGCATCAAGTACGACCAGATTATCCTTGAATATCCAAACTCTACGGGTAGCTGGGTGCATTTGGGCTATAAGCACCCGAGCGGTAGCCAAAGGGGGCAGGGGTTTACGATAGCTTAAATACAAGCCCCACCCGAAAAGGTGGGGCTTGGTTATTTCTGCAGGTGTTCAAGCAGGGCGGTGCGCGCAATCTCAGCGAATGCACGCCCATCTTGTTCAATCATCTCAAGCAATGCCATGTCATCAGGCTTACGCACATCGAAAGTCACAGACTTACGAACAAGGTTTTTTTCGTACGCTCTGATGGCTTTTCGGGTGTATTCAGGGGTTTTTGGGTCGCTCAT